CCAGCGGACGTTACAGCACGGCGGGTTCGAGCGGCGATTACAGCACGGCGGGTTCCAGCGGCGATTGCAGTACGGCTGGTTCGAGCGGCGATTACAGCACGGCAGCAGCCACTGGGGCTTATTGCAGTGCAAAAGCACACGGCAAAGATAGCATTGCCGTTGTAAACGGTGTTTGCGGCAAGGCGTGCGGCGCACTGGGCTGCTATCTGGTGCTGACCGAGTACGACGATGACGGCAATATGCTGTGGGCAAAGATGGCAAAAGTAGACGGCGCTCACATCAAGGAAAACGTCTGGTACACGCTCAAAAATGGTGAGTTTGCGGAGGCAAAGCCGTGAAAAAGCACTGTAAAACCAAATTGCAAGAAAGGAGCACGCCATGCAAAAGCCGAGCCTTACGATAGGCGAATGCGTCCAGATCCTTCGGGACAACAACATCTCAAAGACCGAAAAGGTCTTGGGAGCACAGATCCAGGCGGGGCTGTTTACCAGCTGGGCGATTCCGTCAGTGGGAACAAAAGAGCCTTGCCCTGACATCTCCCGCGCCGGTTTTATGTCGTGGGTGAAGGACTTTTATAAACTCGAAAGGGTTTATACAAAGGAGGAACCGAGAGAATGAGGAAGAAACCGATGAATTTTCGACTCATCTTAGCGCTGGACGGGCTGGCTTTACTGGCAATCATCGGCGCGGTGCAGGTATGGCGCTGGGCCTGCTCCTGGCTGGCCGGTGCGCTGGTTTACTGGGGCGGCTGGGACATCGCCGAGGCTGCACATGCCGCGCCTTGGATTATTGTTGCATCCACTGCCGGGCTGACAATGTCGCTTTATGGGATGCATGAGGACAACAAACGGTATGAGCGCAGCGGCTACGGCAAAATCGTCCGCAACCATGCCCGGAACCCGGAGTATCCGCAGGATGAGGAGAAGGGCGCATGAAGCTGGAAGAGTTGATTCGGCAGCAGGCCGAAGAGTATCTGAAAACAGCCACACGGCTTGCAACGGAGTCCGCGCTCACGGGAGACATCTGGCTGCGGGTCATCTGCCGGGAAAAATCAGAGGTCTATAGCGCGGCAGCAGATGGGCTGCTCACAGCCCTCCACGATGCGGAGGACGTTGCACATGGCTGGTTACATCCACTATATCACATGGTACACCGTGTACAGCGCCAAGACCGGTGAGGTAGTGGCCGCCGGAACATCCGCCATGTGCGCTGCGAAGCTTGGATACAAGACCGCCAACAGCTTTGTGTCTTCCGTTGGACACCGGCGCCATGAAAAAAGGCGTCCGTACAAGTACATTTTTGAGCAGGAGCGCATTGATCGTGCGGAGGTTGACTGTCTCCCTCCGCTTCGCCGTTACTGCAAAAAGACAAAAAGGGAACAAGAATATGAACGGTAGATATATGCGAGCCGCAGAGATCCGCTGGCATAATCGTCAGCCGGAACGGCTGCGGCACATCCATCGGGATGAAACTCAAAAGCGGCAGGCTTCATTCTTCTGCCATGCTTACCATAAAGGGGACCCTGGCAGATGCGATAAACTGGTTTTTGCTGGTTTTGACCCCGTGTTATCAAGTGTGCAGGCTCAGCATTGGGCGGACGAAAACTGGCCGCTTTATGATCATATTGACGTTGTAGATTCTTCTGGCCGCAAGATTTACGGGAGGTAATACACATGAGTCAGACGTTGGCCCGCAGAGCGCGAATCAAAGACCTGTCCAACAAGGCCGAGGGCATTTTCCAGTACGTCGGGAACGACAATGTGCTGTTCCGGCTCATCAGCACCGGCAATAAGCTGACCAGCGACGTCAACTATGCCGTGGCTCTGTTCACCGGCTTCGCCCGAAGCCATCTGCTGGGCAGTCAGGAGACCCGCCGCACCATCGACTCCATCTATCGCCGGGTCGGTGAGCTCATGTGCCTCATCGACATCGTTCATGCCGCTGCTGGCGAAGAAATCATGCCTGAGCCGTATGAATCCATAGATTTCTGCTACATGACCGAGTACCGCACCATGCTACGGGAGGCCGTCATTCGTGGGATGCCGGACAACTACAAAGGCCCGGCGCAGAACCCCTACACTGTCAGCCTTGTGCAGCCGGGCGTTGGCCACGGTAATGGTTACACACCGGACGAGTACGATGATGATTTCTTCGCCCGTTTCACTCGCCAGGAAGAACCCCGGGACCGGAAGCTCGTCTTCCGTTGCACCAAATCCGAGCTTGACGCCATCAAGCGTTATGCAAATATCATCGATATTAAATTTACCGAGGAGGAAATTCACCATGCCTGAAAAAATGAACCAGTCTCCTGCTGAAATGCTCAACCAGAATGCGGCTGTCGCCCAGAACGCCGAGGTGCCTGCACCTGTTGCGCCCACTGCACCCGCTCAGCCTCCGCAGCGTCAGAGCTACGCCGAGAAGGTGCAGGGCCTGACTATTGACGAGCGCAACTGGATGCTTGCAAAGTCCAAAGCCGCCGCGATGGCGCAGCTGCCCGAAGGTTTTCTGCCTCAGACCTACACCGGCAATCCTGGCGCGTGTGCCATCGCCTGCGAGATGGCCCTGCGCATGGGCGTCTCGCACCTTTTCGTCATGCAGAACCTTTACGTCGTCCATGGTATGCCCACATGGAGCGGCAAGAGCTGCAAGGCCCTCATCGACAACAGCGGACAGTTTGCAGGCCGCACCCGCTACCGCATGGAGGGCGAAGAAGGCACCGACAACTGGGGCTGCCGCCTGATCGGCGTGGACAAGCTCACCGGCGAAAAGGTCGAAGGCCCAAAAGTCACGGTCAAGATGGCGAAAGACGCCGGGTGGTGGAACAAGAATGGCAGCTACTGGCCCAAGATGACCGAAATGATGCTCAAGTACCGCGCCGCCGCTTACTTTGCCCGCGCTGAGTGTCCGGAAGTTCTGATGGGCGCAAACATCGACTATGAGGTGGGCGACGGCGACGCCGAGGAAGAGGGTGCTGCTCATGCTTAATGTTGTTGCGCTGATGGGCCGTCTGGTCTACGACCCGGAGCTTAAGACCACCCAGAACGGCACCAACGTGTGCAGTTTCCGCATCGCGGTTGACCGCAGCTTTGCCCGGCAGGGCGAAGAGCGCAAGGCCGATTTTATCGACGTCACCGCGTGGCGGCAGACCGCCGAGTTTGTCTCAAAGTATTTCCAGAAGGGCAGCATGATCGCCATCGAAGGCAGCTTGCAGACCCGTCAGTACCAGGACAAGAACGGCAACAACCGCACAGCTACCGAGGTTCTTGCGTCGCAGGTGAGCTTTTGCGGCAGAAAGGCCACAGAGAAGCCCGCTGTGCACGATTTCGAACAGCAAACAGAAAATCATGTACACGAAGCAAACGCCGCTCACAGCGCCCCGCAGAAGCCTCAGAGCATACCGGAGTATTCGCAGGGCAGCGCAGACGACTTTTCGGTCATCGACGACAGCGAAGACCTCCCGTTCTAAAACGAAAGCTGCGCTATCTGGCTATACGGGCGCGCAAAGGAGGTGATTGAGTGGCACAGGACGATAAAAAGTCATTTGTGGCGTATCTGAGCTGGTTCGATGCGCTGGAAGAATACTCCGACGCAGAGGTTGGGCAGTTGATGCGAGCTCTTGCACGGTATGCCAAAACCGGAGAAGAGCCCGAATTTTCAGACCGCGGGATGCGGGGCAACTGGAAATTTATGTGCAGCGACGTAAAACGGGCGTCTGAAAAATGGGATGAAACCCGCAAGAAACGCAGCAACGCCGGAAAACGCGGTATGGCAAAGCGCTGGGGAAAGCCTGACGACATAACAAAAATAACAAACGATAACAATGTTAATGACGACATAACAAAAATAACTGTAGATGTAGATGTAAATGGAGATGTAGATGTAGATGGAGATGTAGATGGAGATGTTGTAAAGCGCGATAACACCGCCGCCGTTGATATGGAGTTATCAAAAATCGTCCAGCATTACCAACGTTCTATCAGCGACTTCCCGCGTTCGGCGCTTGAAAAACTGCAAAAATGGCGGCAGGAGTACAGCACGGAGATGATTTTGCTGGCGATCGACAAGGCCGCAGAGGCCGGGAAGCGCTCGTGGAACTACATCAACGGCATCCTGTCTGGCTGGCAGCGGGACGGGATACGCACCCCGGGGGACGTGGCAGCGAATGAGCAGCGCCGACAAGAGCAGCCTCGCGGGAAACAGGCCACAGAAAGCACCGCAGAAGCATACGCAAATATTTTCAAGGGGGTGAAACCGTGACAGTGGAGATGATGACAAAGCTCCTTGCGGACGCTGAGACCTATTTTGGACGGCCTCAGACCGCAGAGAACCGCGCAAGCATCGCGGAGATCTGGGCGAACTCATCGCTCAAGGATGTGCCGGATGAGATGGCCTACAAGACATTCCACGAGGTGATTTCGGAGTGCAGCTGGCAGAGCCAGCTTCTCCCGGCGTGGAAAAAGGCCATCGAAAAGGCCCAGGGCGAGCAGATGCTGGCGAAGCACTGCCTTGCTGCCCGCACCCGGATGCTCAAGTCCAGGGCAGAAAGAAAACTTCTTGGGCAGGCAAACCAGAACGGAGGACGAAATGCCTAGATACAAAGTCATCGTAGAGTGCAGCGGTCCGCACGGGAACGCGGCGCTTACATACCGCATCAACGCCGCGAGTCAGTTTGCGGCAGAGTTCCGGGCCTGCCAGCTGGCGGGCGACCATTACCCCGAGTATCGTGACATCAAACCGGTGAGGACGGAGGTGTTGGAAAATGGATGAAGTGAGATTGATTAACGCAAATGCGCTTTGCCAGCATATCCAAGACTGGAAAACCAGATGCCAGGAGCTGCACAGGCACAGCGTCGGCATGTATCACATGATGATATACGAGGTGCTGTGCCAAGTGCTGGATGTCATTAACGATACGCCCACCATTGACACGGATAGATTGCGACCGACGGCAAAGTGGATTATTGTGCGGCGCATGGCAGATGGTGCGGAGTGCAAGTGCGGGAACTGCGGACGCAAAGAGGTTTTTACAACATTCGACCGGCACACGGAACACGCTTATTGCTGCCGCTGTGGGTGCAAAATGGAGGGCTTTTATAATGACTGAATACATCCGGCGCGAGGCTGTGTTAAAGAGCCTGGAATATACCACGATATTGGAGGAAGGAGCAGAGAATATTATCTCGCTGACCCTCCGTGCGGCACGAGAAAAGGTTGAAAAACTTCCTGTTTTGCAGGAAAAAGACCTCTTTCCCGCATGGCGCGACCCTGACAAGGACCCGCCGAAGGTCGAAACGGAAGTGCTCGTTTTGTACCGTTGTAATAGCTATATGAGCATTACAACGGCGCACTACGAGGACGGCAATGTTTTTTCCGAGGACAGCGAATGGAATTGGGAAGATCTCTATGTTTGGGGAACATACGACGAGGAACGGGACGACTACCGAATCCCGGAAGGCTGGTGGGAATACCGTCACTTCAACCCGGACGACGTTTACAACAACAAGATAGACTGCCCCGTGGTGGGCTGGATGCCGCTGCCGCCGGAGGTGCTGAAAAATGATGATGACACCGTGTAAAGACTGCCCCGACCGGCACCCGATCTGTCACGACAGCTGCCTCAAGTACGCCGAGTTCAAGCGCCATCGCGGCGCAGAAGCCGCTTACACCCGAGAGATGCTGGACACAGGCAAGGTCTACCACTACGACCACGAGGACCGCCACAGGGAGCGGGGCCGAAAGAAGTACATGGGAGCGAACGGAGGAGCGGACAGATGAAAGTGCTTATCGCCTGCGAGGAATCGCAGGAAGTTTGCAAGGCGTTTCGGGCAAAAGGCCACGAAGCCTACTCCTGCGATATTCAGGAACCGTCCGGCGGGCATCCCGAGTGGCACATTCTGGGAGATGCGCTCAAGGCTCTGGAGGGGGGGCAAGTCGTGACGATAGACGGCGTAACGCATGACGTTGGCAAGTGGGACTTGCTCATTGCACACCCGCCCTGTACATACCTGAGCAATGCAGCAACACGCTCTTTCAGCTTGCGGGTAACCCCGGCTGAAAAGGTTGTTGCCCGGTGGGCAGAGCGTGTAAAAGCCGCAATTTTCTTTATGCAGTTCATGTTGGCAGATGTCCCCAAGATTGCAGTTGAGAACCCTGTGGGCATCATGAACACGGCGTACAGGAAAGCCGACCAGATAATTCATCCGTACTACTTTGCCGAAAGTGAAGAGGACGCGGAAAACTATCACACAAAGCGCACTTGCCTTTGGCTAAAAAACCTGCCGCCTCTGGAACGAAAAAACAACTTTCCACCGCCAGAGCCCGTGTACGTCTCAAATGGGGAAAAGCACAAGAAAATCAGCTGGTGCGAAGGCATACGCGGAACGCAAAACGGCCAAGAGGGCCGGGCAAAAGTCAGAAGCAAAACCGCGCCGGGCATTGCAAAAGCAATGGCTGAGCAATGGGGGGCAAGCAGATGAAACTGACCCTCTACGGCGACCCGCGCACCAAGAAAAACTCTGCCCGCATCCTCAAAAGCCGCTCAGGCGGGCGCTTTGTGGCCCCTAGCAAGGCTTACGTGGATTATGAGACGGACTGCCTGCGGAAAATCAAAAGGCCGCACAGCCCCATCTCTGCCCGCGTGAACGTGAGGTGCGTGTACTACATGAAGACAGCCCGCCGGGTCGATCTGGCAAACCTCATCGAGGCGACCACGGACATTCTGGTAAAAGCCCGGGTTCTTGAGGACGACAACAGCAAGATCGTCGCCGCCCACGATGGCAGCCGGGTGGAGATAGACAGAAAGAACCCCCGGGTGGAAATTGAAATCGAAGAAAAGGAGGATGAAAATGACCCAAACGTGGACGCTTGAAACAGACACACCGAAGCCGGACGGCGGCGTGGACTACCGCGCCGTCAAGGCGTGGTTCCAGCAGTGTCGTGACCTTGCGGCAGCTATCGAAATCCAGAAGCAAAAAATACAGCGCATCCGGGACGTGGCAGAAAAATGCACCCAGAGCCTGAGCGGGATGCCTGCGGGTGGTGGCAATGGGGACAAGGTAGGCTTTGCTGTAGAGCAGCTGGACACCGAGCGCCGACAGCTTCAGAGAATGGAGACGAACCTGTGCAATCTGCGTGTCGAGGCCACCCGGCGGGCATACTGCCTGATAGCCGAGCCGGAATGCGCCGAAGCGATTTGCGAGCACTATGTCATAGGCAAGTCTCACAAAGAAATCGCAAAAGAAGTCGGCGTATGCGGGGCAGATGTGGTCTACCGGCGAATCAAACGCGGATGCATGGCCCTGGCCGAGATATGGGACGAGTTTTCTGACGTGCAGAGTGTACAACATGCACAAGAAAACACAGCGTGATTTTGGCAGGGGTCAGCTCTTTTCAAGTCTGTAAGCTTGGATGTAAAATTCTAATAAGCGGTTCAGCGCTAAGCGGTAGCCGCTTGCCACGCAGCTTCCAGAACGGTCCCTTCCTTGTGACAGGTTTTCATGCTTTCCTGTTCTCCTTCACCGTTTTGCGGGCTGCTTCTATGCGATACACTGACACAAAGGCAGCCTGTTGATCATGAGAGACAGGAGGCGGTTCGATTCCGCCGTATCGCACCGTATGACGCATGGACTCATCCCCCACAAAGCTGCACGCTTAACCTCCCGTGCCACGAGAGAAAGCTTTGAATCCCTGAGGGTGTGGGTAGACTTCCCGACGGGATGTGCGTCAAACAACAGCCCTGGCGGAGAACCAGGGCTGTTTTATATGGCCGCCTGAGCGCAGTACGGAGCGCGTGTCAGCTGAGATATTGCTGGCTGGTTCGAGTCCAAGGGCGGTGTTTTATACTCCGGTAGCTCAAGTGGTAGAGCAGCGGTCTCCAAAACCGCATGTTGCAGGTTCGAGTCCTGCCGGGAGTGCCAGACTTTGCATGACCGGGGAACGGCATGCAAAGAGTAGCGGGGCATCCAGCCGCGAAAGTTCTGGACGCAGAGGCTTTGCACCCGACAAGCAAAGCCCCTTATTATATGCCGTCATAGCTCAACTGGCAGAGCGCTGCCCATTTAAGGCGGAACAACATTGGTGATACCACGGGAACATCACTGCACAGCCAACCACTGCGCACATCCATTCCGTGGGTGCCGGTTCGAATCCGGCTGGCGGCTAGCGTGATTTTAGAGTGTCCACAGTGGACACTTTTGGAGAGGAGGCATACAAGTGTTTGAGCGCTTGAAAGAACTGATTTGCGACATGGCAAAGTTTTTGACGCGTCTCGGCGCTGGCCTTATCCTCTCGGCCTTACCGATCAGCAACAAAGAAAGCCACTTTGTGCGCTATGCGCGGCGTTTCGGTTTCCGTGCAGACCACACAAAACGCGAGCCTCGGGCAGAGATCGGAGGCCGTGGCTGTATCCAAGGAGCACGGCCTGCTATCCGTGCGGATTAACCGCTGCTGATACAATACAATTAAAAACCAGCTTTTTGCATGATGAGCTCCATGCAGCAAAGCTGGTTTTTCTTATGCCGCTTTAGCTCAGTCGGCCAGAGCATCCGGCTCATAACCGGACGTGTGCAGGTTCGAGCCCTGCAAGCGGCATATTCGATATTTTGACCGTTCGGATTTCCGGGCGGTTTTTCTTTTGCATGAGTTTAGAGAGGTGGTGGCGGTGGCCTACAGCAAAAACAAAAGGATAGGCAGACCTCCCGTCTTTGAGAGCAAAGAAGAACTTGAGAAAAAAATCGAAGAGTTCTTCAAAAGCTGTGAAGGAACCGTGCTAGAAGACGAAGTCGGAAAGCCTGTTTTAGACAAATACGGGAACGCGATAAAAATCGACGAACGCCCAGAAACAGTCACTGGCTTGGCTTTAGCATTGGGGTTTAAGTCTCGGCAATCTTTAATCGACTATCAAGGCAAGCCCGAGTTTTCTGACACGATAACGCGCGCGAAACTACGGTGCGAGAGATACGCCGAAGAACGGCTCTATGATCGCGACGGAAACGGCGGGGCAAGATTCAGCCTGCAAGTCAATTTCGGGTGGATCGATAAGCCGAAAGAAGTGGAGCAGGAAGAGCGTCACGATGATGGTTTGATAAAGGCATTGAATGCTGCCGCAGGCATCAGCCCGCCGGATGACGTGGAGATGCTACCAGAGGAAGAGGAAGACCATGCGGAAAAGTAACGGCTTTCGCTGGAAAGCCCTCAGCCAGCGGCAAAAGATGGTTCTTTGCTGGTGGACACCGCAGAGCGCATACAGCGGTTACAACGGCATCATTGCCGATGGCGCTATCCGCTCGGGCAAGACCTTTGCCATGAGCTTTTCGTTCGTTCAGTGGGCCATGACCTGCTACAGCGGCCAGCAGTTTGCCATGTGTGGCAAGACCATTGCCAGCTTCCGGCGTAACGTGCTGGGGACGCTCAAACAGCAGCTTGCAGCCCGTGGTTACAACGTCAAGGAGCATCGGGCAGAAAACTGCATGACCGTCAGCAAGGGCGGCAGAACCAACGAGTTTTACTTTTTCGGCGGCAAGGACGAGAGCAGTCAGGACCTGATCCAGGGCATCACCCTTGCCGGAGCATTCTTTGACGAGGTGGCCCTGATGCCGCAGAGCTTCGTCAATCAGGCCACAGCCCGCTGCTCTGTCACCGGGTCAAAGTTCTGGTTCAACTGCAACCCGGGCAGCCCGCAGCACTGGTTTTATCTCGAGTGGGTGCGCAAGTGCCGTTCCCGCAAGATGATGTATCTCCATTTCACGATGGACGACAACCTGTCACTTTCCGAGGACATCAAAGAGCGCTACCGCAGCCAGTACAGCGGCGTTTTCTACCAGCGTTACATTTTGGGCCTGTGGACGGTGGCCGAGGGCCTTGTCTACGATATGTTTGACCGACAAAAGCATATCATCGACAAGCTGCCGGAACTGTCACCAAAGGGCGCGTATGTGGCGTGCGACTTTGGTACGCAAAACGCAACGGTTTTTTTGCTGTTCCAGATGCAGTCGGACACCGGCACATGGATAGCGACCCGCGAGTATTACTACAGCGGGCGCGAACAGAAACGCCAGAAGACCGTGGGAGAGTATGTTGCAGACCTCAAGCGATGGTTAAACGGCACAAAGCCAGAAAAGGTCATCGTTGACCCGTCTGCACTGCCGCTTATCACGGAGCTAAAGCAAAACGGGCTCCCGATTCAGGCAGCAAACAACGACGTTCTGAGCGGCATTCTGGACGTTCAGACGATGCTCCAAACCGGCAGATTAAAAATATACAGAGAGTGTAAACGCACCATACAGGAGTTTGGCGTTTACGCATGGGACCCGGACAGAGAAGATGTGGTCATCAAGGAAAACGACCACTGTATGGACTCTATCCGGTATTTTGTACGCACGAAGCGCCTTGTCAAGCGGGCCGGAGGATAAAAAGTGGCTACATTTACGTTTCAGACATTCCAGCAGGCCCAGCAGGAAGGGCGGCTCACAGATTTTCTGTGGGATTTCATCCAGCAGCACAAATCTTCCCCGCAGGTGGCGGGCAGGACGGGCGCGCTGGCTGCTGATTTATACGACCGGCAGAAAAACCCGGGCGCAGAGCAGTTCGCCGCGGCCTATGCAGAGATGCTAAAGCGGGCTACAAACAACACCCGGGACATCATGAGGCCGGATATGGTCAAAAGCAACCTGTTCCGGCGGCTCAACAAGCAGCGCGCGGCGTACTCGCTGGGCAACGGCGTCACATTTGCCGATGGCACTGACAAGCTAAAGCTGGGCGCGACCTTCGACGAGCGGGTCTTTAAGGCTGGGTATTTTGCCCTCATCCACGGCGAAAGTTTTGGATTTTGGAATTACGACCACCTGGACGTGTTTAAGCTGACCGAGCTTGCCCCGCTCTATGACGAGGACATTGGCACGCTGCGGGCGGCTGCACGGTACTGGCAACTCAACCCGGACACGGCAACAAAAGTGGTGCTGTACGAAGAAGACGGATACACCGAGTACAAGTCTCAGGCACGTGGCGCATACCCGCTGCAAGAGGCTGCGGCAAAGCGTGGATACCTCAAGACCACGATCACAACCAACGTGGGCGGCGAAGAGTCTGTCACAGAGGACAATTACGGCGCTCTGCCCATTGTACCGCTTTGGGGCTCAGACCTGCACCAGAGCACGCTTGTTGGGCTGAAAGCCTACATTGACAACACAGACCTTGTCATGTCCGGCTTTTGTAACGATTTGCAGGACTGTGCGCAGATCTACTGGCTGTGCGAAAACTTTGGAGGCATGACGCAGGACGAGCTGCAAGGCTTTTTGCAGCAGCTCAACCTTTACCACGTCGCCAACGCCGACACCAGCGAGGGCGGCAAGGTGCAGCCCTACACCACCGAAATCCCCGTCACGGCCCGGAGTACGTTGCTTGACCTGCTGCACAGCCGATCTTATGAGGACTTCGGCGGGCTGGATGTGCATTGCGTGAGCGCAGATAGCACAAACGACCATCTGGACGCGGCCTATGAGCCGCTGAATCACAACGCGGATGATTTCGAGGCACAGCTCACGCCCTTTATTCAGCAGATTTGCAAGTTGGCTGGGTTGGGAGATGTGTCCCCGATTTTTACCCGCAGCAAAATTACAAACACCAAAGAGCAAGTTGACATGGTGATTTCTGAGGCGCCGATCATCGGGAAGGACATGGCCATTGACCTGCTGCCCAACCTGACCCCGGAACAAAAGGAGCAGGCCAAGGCCGCGCTGATGGCAGAGAGCGCAACACGGGAGACCGTGGACGAGGAGGAAGGGGCAAAAAATGAGACATGACCCAGATAGAATGGCCGATGCAATCCTTTTTGTTGCTGACATTGCGATTGTTGCCGGGCTGTTTCTGGCTGTTGCGCAGGCGATTGGCTTATGACCGACCGTGACCGCATCTCTACCCGCCAGCTGAACCGCCTGCGCCACCGTATCCTCCGGGTGTATGGCACTGCCCGCCGGGAGATGCAGGAGCAGCTCACCGAGTTTTTGACCAAGTACAAAGCGCTGGACGAGCGCAAGCGGGCGCAGCTGGATGCAGGCGAGATTACCGAGGATGATTACCGCATCTGGCTGCAAAATCAAGTCTTTCAGTCCGATTTGATGCACGCCAAGCTGGACGGCATCACGCAGACCTGCACCACGGCCCAAGATACGGCCTACAAGCTGGCCCGGGACGAGCAATACAATATCTTTTCCTTTGGCGCAAACTGGGCTTTCTACGAGCTGGAACAGGCCGCAGGCGTGACGTTCGGACTGACCCTGTACAACACCGAAGCGGTCAAGCTCCTGCTGAAAGAGAACCCCCGCATGGTACCAAACAAGCGCATCAAGAGCGAGAGCAACCGCACCTATGACGCCCGGGTGTTCAATCGCTACGTCATGCAGGGCATCGTGCAGGGCAAGAGCGTCCACGACATCGCCGTGCAGGCCGTAAGCGGCATGGCAGACACGGAGATACACTGGGCCATGAACAACGCCATCACAGCCCTCACCAGCGCCCAGAACGCCGGGGCTTTGCAGCAGATGCACAACGCCCAGGCTTTGGGCATCGAGGTCAAAAAGCGGTGGAACTCCACCCACGACTACCGCACCCGTGAAATGCACCGCCTGCTTGACCAGCAGACGGCAGAGCTTGACGAGCCGTTCAAGGTCATGGGCTACGAGATTCAGCGCCCCGGCGACCCCAACGCAGCGCCGGAGATGGTATACCACTGCCGCTGCGTACTGTCCTCTGCGCTGGGAAAGTATCCTCGACAGAGCGCCATGCAGCGGGACAATGTGACCAAAGAAGTCACCCCCGTCATGGATTACACTGAGTGGTATAAATCCAAGGGCGGAACAGAAGCCGAACAGATGTGGTGGGCGGAAGAGAGAAAACGGAGAAAGGAGAGCGCAAAGCATGAAAAATAAGAAGTTTGGGATTGTCGTAATCAACGATGACTTTTTCTTGAACTTTTGCCGTGATTTTAAGCCACCGTGTGGTTACATTAAGCCAAAACACGCGCGGCCTTCCTACGGAAATGGCGCAAAGCCGCATGGAGCACACAAACGCCTTATTAGGACAATGGAAGGATTCAGAAAAAGAAAGAAGGGATGAACCGTGATTCTGCCGATGGAAAACACCGAAAAGATGATTTTTCCGGGCGTGGGCAAGTATGGCATCCCTGAAATCAAGCCGGAAACGGACATCCGAATTGATAAGCTGGAATGGATCCCGGTCAATTATGCGCTGACGGCCAAAGAAAAGGCTACAAAAGGCGTGCATTTTTACAAGGACGATTACCAGTTTGAACGGTTCTGGAACAATCCGGACAAGTATATCCCGCTTTTGCAGCAGTTCGGCGCGATATGTTCGCCGGATTTTTCGCTTTACAGCGATATGCCGCTTGCGGTGCAGCTTTTCATGCACTACAAAAAACACTGGCTGGCGGCATACTGGCAGGCGCACGGCATCCACGTCATTCCAACGCTCTGTTGGTGCGGCGAGCAAAGTTATGACTGGTGTTTTGACGGTGAGCCTAGAAACGCCATCGTGAGCATTTCGAGCCACGGCACACAGTCTGACCCATACGAAGCGGAATGCTTCGCAAAACACTGCCGCAAGGCTCTGGAAGTGCTGCAACCAAGCGGTATTTTGTGGTACGGCAAATGCCCGGCGGAATTTGACTGGAACGTGACCAAAATTAAACCATTTCAATACGAGAGGAGGCGCTACCGTGAGTAAACGAGGTTCCGGAAGCGCAAGCACGAGGATGGGCGGAAGTAAAGACGGTTCCATTATCGGAGGTGCAAAAAAAACGGTAGAAGCCCGCTATATCGAAGGACGCGGGTGGAATCGCGGACGGTACGACACGGAAGTTCTTGAGGCAACAACAGACGGAAAAGGAAACCTTACGTTCGATTATGCACAGCCTGACAGCCGAGAAAAGACGGGAAAAACCAACAAAACCAACTATTTGACCTACAACGTTCAGGCTGGCGCTGTTGATGGCAAGTCTTTCGGCATCAACTGGGACAAAGTGCAGTCCGTCAGCGGTCAGACCTACAACCTGAGAGCTGAAGCAAAGGCACATGGTCTTTCGTGGGATGGAGCAACAAAGTCGTGGAGACGCAAAAAATAAATGAAGGTTGACTACAACTTCAATTTGAAAGAAAGGGGGATCGCAATGAGTAAAAGAGGAAGCGGCAGCTCCGTGAGAGCGGGCGGCGGAAGCGCTGATGAGCACAAGTTTGAATCATTTGTAAATGGCCGCTGGATAACAGACGACAGAAAAGTTGAAGCAGAACGGCAAAGAAAGCTTGCGACTATTGTTGACAATTCGAGATATAAGAAATCACACAACGAAACCATTGACTTTGTGAAAAAGCAAGTTGGCGTTGACCTTAACAAATACAGAACTGGTGATGGTTCTGAACCTTACATGACAACATTTTGGGAAAAAGGCCCAAAAGTTGCATTTGATTTCAAAGGAATGTCTCGCGGCGACTGGGACAAGTTAATGCAGCTAACAACAAAGCCGTATGGCGTTACTTTTGAACAGGGCAATGCGTGGATTGGTTACATCTCCAGAAAGAAGAAAAAGTGAGTCATGAAATTTGAATATGACATCAAATTCACCGACAACACCCCGCAGCTGCACGAAGCGCTGGACAGATGGGCAGAGCGGGTGCTGACCATCTGGGGCATGAAGGTGCAAGACTATGCCCAGCTGCTTGTGCCAACAGGCACGGCAGACAGCACGGGCATAGAGGGCTACGTGGGCGGCGCGCTCAAGCAAAGCCTGACCTTTGTCCTCGACCTCACAAAAAAGACCGTGACCATCGGGTCAAATCTAGCTTATTCTGTGTAAACATACATGCACCTTTATGTGGTAACACATATCGAAAATCGGGCAATATCGGAAAATCCCTCTTGTTCCAAACTCGAAAATGTGATATAATTGCATTAGGAGGTTGGAACAATGAAAGACAGAAAGAAAATCAAAGACTTAACAGGAAAAAAGTTCGGTATGCTGACGGTTATCGGCTTGCAAGACACCAATAGCCGGAAAACATACTGGGTTTGTCAGTGCGATTGTGGGAACATAAAAGTCGTTCGCTCTGACAGCTTGCAAAGTGGCGCTATTCGTTCATGCGGCTGCATGAAAAAGGCACAAGAAAAAATCAATCTTACAAAACATCACAGTCACAAAATGAGCGGCACTCGTATATACCATATATGGCGTGGAATGAAAGACCGCTGCTATAATGTTCACAGCCCAAGCTATTATAGATGGGGTGGGCGTGGCATAACGATATGTGATGAATGGAAAGATAACTTTAGTGCTTTTTATTCATGGGCAATGGAGAATGGATATTCTGAAAACCTTACAATAGACAGAATTGACAACAACGGAAATTATGAACCGAGTAATTGCCGTTGGGCCACAATGGAAGAACAAAGCCGAAATAGGCAATCTAATGTTGTAATCCAAATTGGCAACTCAAAAAGAACACTTAAAGAATGGTGCGAAATTTTTGAGTTGGAATATGGGACGATATTGGAAAGATACCACAATAACGGCTTTGAAAGTATAGATGACCTGTTTAATTGATGGGCGATTCCGAGATAAGCTGAATCATCATCAGCCATCGTAGAGCGTAGAGGTTGAGCGATAAGAGAGCAATAACACCTCCAAGAGTGCCCGACATCCTGCAAAGGATGATAATGTACGCCGAACTTACAGGATAGCAAACTGTAAGAGGTAAAGGATAAAAAGCCTTTACGGTAACATTTTGATGTTGAGCTTGGCACGGGCATCTTTGCCGAGAAAGGCAATGGACGCAAAACGCCGTGGGTCTGGAAGGACTTCAACGGCAAGTGGCACTTTACCCGGGGCATGGCCCCCCGTCCGTTCCTCCGCCCGGCGGTGGAAGAACACATTGACGAGCTGCGAGAGATCGCGGTGGAAGAAGGGAACAAGGAGGCGTAATTTATGAATTTGGAGAAAATGTTCAAAACACCAAAAGAAAAGTTCCTGCCCGATGATGTGAAAACTGCGCACTGCGAGGCAGAAGACCTTTTCCTTGAGCTTGCAACGCAGCTTGACGCACTTCCTGAAAGCCGAGAAAAAAGTCTGTGCATGACAAAATTACAGGAAGCGAAGTTTTGGGCGGTCGAATGTATCACCAAAGTTGCACGCAAAAACTAAATACTCAGCGGTTGGCGCATAGCGTCAGCCGCTTTTTTATGCCGCTTTAGCTCAGGTTGGCAGAGCGCCGGATTTGTAATCCGGGGGCCGTGGGTTCAAGCCCCACAGGCGGCACCACACCGGCAGCACGTCCGGCAAATAAACCTTATTGCCAAGCATGGCAGCCCGAGCAAGGGCGGAAAGGACTAACACATGGCACTCGAACGCAAGACTCTCCGGGCGATTCTGGAAGATGAAACGACCGACACCAGCGGCAAGCTCAAGAAAATTCTGGACGTGCTGCATGAGGAAACGGACACTTTGCAGAACCAGCTCGATGAGAAGAACGCAGCCCTCGCCAAAGCCGAAAAGGACCGGGACGCAGCCAACGGCGGCAAGGAAGCCGCAGAAAAAGCGCTGACTGACTACAAGGCCCAGCAGACCCAGAAGGACACCCACGCAGCCAAGGAAGCCAAGTTCCGGGAGCTGCTGAAGGCCGCCGGGGTGCTGGACAAGTATGCTGATCGGGTCGTGCGGCTGTCTGGCGAGGATATCGACAAGCTGGAGCTGGACGATAAGGGCGAGGTCAAGGACGCCAAGAAGCACGCCGACAGCCTGAAAGCTGATTGGAGCGACTTCGTGGGCACTACGACCACCACCGGCGCAAAGGTGGACACTCCGCCCACCAACACCGGCTCCAAAATGACCAAAGACCAAATTTTTGCAATCAAGGACGCTGGCGAGCGCCAGGCGGCCATTGCAGCAAATGCCGACCTGTTTACAGGCGGCGGAAAGGACTAACACATGGCAGCAAAGACCAATCTGACCACCACTACCGAGATCACCGTCAACCCCCGGGAAATCGACTTTGTCACCCGCTTCCAGCGCAACTGGGAGCACCTGCGGGAGATCATGGGCATCATGCGCCCCATTCGGATGCAGCCCGGCACCGTGCTGAAGAGCAAGTACGCCCAGGGCACCCTGCAGAGCGGCACCGTGGCAGAGGGCGAGGAGATCCCCTACAGCCAGTACACCGTCAAGGAGAAGGACTACGGCAAGATCACAATCGAAAAGTACGCCAAGGCCGTCTCCCTGGAGGCAATCCAGAACTATGGCTATGATGTGGCCGTGCAGAAGACCGATGACGAGTTCCTGTTCGACCTGACCGCAAAGGTCACGGACAAGTTCTACAAGTACCTGAACACCGGCAGCCTGAAGGGCACCCCCAAGACCTTCCAGATGGCTCTGGCCATGGCAAAGGGCAGCGTGGAGAACAAGTTCAAGAATATGCACCGCACCGTCACCGGCGTTGTGGGCTTTGCCAACGTCCTGGACGTGGCGGAGTACCTGGGCACCGCCCCGATCACCATCCAGAACCAGTACGGCTTCCAGTACATCAAGGATTTCATGGGCTACAACACCATCTTCCTGCTGTCTGACGGCGAGATCGCAAAGGGCAAGGTCATTGCCACCCCCGTGGACAACATCGTGATGTACTACGTTGACCCCTCCGACAGCGACTACGCCAAGGCCGGGCTGGTGTACACCACCGCAGGCGAGGCCAGCAACCTGATCGGCTTCCACACCCAGGGCAACTACACCACCGCCGTCTCTGAGAGCTTCGCCATCACCGGCGTGACCCTGTTTGCTGAGTACCTGGACGGCATCTCTGTCCAGACCATTACCCCGGGTGAATCGGTCTAACCTGCAAGGGGGTGACTTTGCATGACCGTCCCTGAGCTGTGCAGATACACGCACAATTTCTTTGACCGGGCAGACGACCCCATTGCGGGGGAGTTTGCCTTTGAGCCGGATACCGTTCCTTCCGGGGTAGTCCCGGGGCAGTATTTCCTCGTGTGCGGCTCTATCTTCAACGATGGCGTACACAAGGCCGGGGACGGCGATCTGACCGCCGAGACCTTCGCCGGGACGGTGCAGCCCATGCGGGTGCCACCTGCCTTTGTGGCACTGGCTGAAAAAATCGACGCATACGACAAGGCGCTCCCGTCCGGCGGCGTGTATGTGTCCCAGTCATTCGGCGGCTGGTCCGGCACGATGGCTACAGGCACGGACGGCCTGCCCGCAGACGGCAAGACCCGCTATAAATCCGAGATCAATCAGTGGAGGAAGATGTGACATGGTCAACGCGTTCACTGCATCCACCGTGATGCAGAGCTTTACAAAAAAATTCTGCTTCCAGATCCGCAGCTATGAGCCGGACGGCGTGGGCGGCTTTGTGTCCGGCTGGACGGACGGCCCGAAATTTGAGGCCGTAGAGCGCCACGATACCACCGTGGAGGCTCAGATTGCAGAGCAGGCGGCTACAGCGTCCACCTATACGCTGCTGGTCAACACCGGTGTGCCGCTGGCTTTCCCGGACTACGTCAAGCGGGTGAGCGACGGTCAGATTTTTCAGGCGACGAGCGCAGTCGATGAAGGCAGCGCTCCGGAAGAATCCGGCATGGGGCTGCGGGCCGTCAAGTGCAAAAAGGCGGTGCTGCCGTAATGGGACCGTCTGAGAGCATCAACCGGGCACTGAACGCCTTTTTTAACGGCTTTGGCATCCCGGGCTATCTGGAAGACAACATCCCTCCCGGCGCAGAACTGCCGTATCTGACCTACAAGCCCGCCGTCCCCGGCAGCTGGAACGAGGAAGTGTCGTTCCACGCCCGCTTGTGGTATCCAAGCAGCGCGGGGCGTTTACCCATCTTACAGACCGAAGACAGGATAAGCGCAGCCCTTGCAGATGGTTTGACCATTGAATGCGAGGGCGGCGCTATTCTTTTGCACAAAGGCGTCCCGTGGGCGCAGCCGCTTGACAACCCGCCCGAGGGCTATCTGTGCGAATACCTCAATTTTGAACTCACACGGTTTATACCGTGAGTAAAGGAGCAATATGGCAAGAAAATTTTCCAAAATTTCGCAGGAAGCGTTCAAGTCCATGCAGTTCAATTCCGGAATCGTGGTCAACAAGTTTGACGTGACCGGAACGACCGAAGTGCAGGATGCAGACATTATCACCGCCACCACCGGCGGCATCACCGCGACCTGCAAGGCAAACTTCAGCGATCTGGGCGCGGACGTGGACAACGCCCAGAAGAACACCGCAGAGCTGATGCAGATTGAGGACTACGACTGCACGCTGGCCTTTACGGCCCTGAATGCCACAACGGACGTTATCAAGCTGGCCCTCGGTGCAGCCGATGTGGCAGAAAAGAAGGTCACGCCCCGCATGACACTGGATCCAACCGAAAGCACCGGCGATTTTAAGGACATCTGGTGGGTCGGCGACACCATTGACGGCGGCTATGTGGCTGTCCGTCTGATGAACGCACTCTCCACCGGCGGTTTGACCCTGAAGACTACCGACAAAGGCAAGGGCAACATCTCCGTCACTCTGACCGGCTGCCCCCGTCTGGGCAGTGACGTGGTGCCTATGGAGTGGTACTACAGCCCCAAGGTCGCAGCATAAGGAGGTTACAATATGAAAACCCTGAATCAGATGGACGAAACCGAGTTCCTGCGGCGCTGCTGGCTCATCGCTGACGCGGTGTCTGACCTGCTGACCAAGACCAAAGTCATGGAGCTGCGCAAGGTTATGCCGGTTTTCAACGGCAACGAGACCGAAGAGGAAAAGAAGCAGAAGAGGGAAGAGCAGAGCCGAAAAAACCTCAAGGCAATGGCAAAAAGCCTGCTCTTTGAGAACGCTGAGGCTACCGCCAAGCTGCTTCCGCTGCTCTATGAGCCGGACGTGGACAAGGACGGCAAGACCGAGACCATGACGCCGTTCAAGATCCTGCGCGTTATCACTGCCACCATCGAGGACAAGGACGTGCTGGATTTTTTGTTATCGTTGGCGAAGCTGGGCCAGACGAGTATCGACGCCTGACTTCGTCCATTCGGATCGATATGCTGCGGCTCATCGGCAAGCCCTACATCGTCCAGCACATCATGAACACCCGGCGGCAAGAGGCTATTGCTTTGAGCTACCAGGCATACATGACGGACACGCTGGCAAGCTTTGCAGGCGTAGAAGAGCGCTGGACTGACCGGGTGGCAGGAATCATCGACCCCCGCCCCTCAGAGCCACAGCAAAGCGCCGAAGAAGTGATACAGAGAATCAAAAATGGCTTGAATGGAGGTGAAGAAACCTGAAGCTCTTTGAATTGAGCGCCACCCTCGGGCTGGACACGTCGGCGTATGAAAAAAATATCGATAGTGCAAAGCAGACTATGCAAAGCGCTGCCAAGTCTATGCAACAGAGCACAAGCAAAGCTGGTTCTGGTGCAGAAAGTATGGCAAAACAATTTGCCTCAGCCGCAGCAAAAGCTCATATTCTGGCAATCGCAGTCGTAACTGTAGCAGAAAAAGCTTTATCCGGCGTCTCGAATTTAGTAAGTACTGGAGTCCAGTACAACATGCAAATGGAAAAATACCAGACTGCATTTACTAATATGTTGGGCAGCGCCGAAAAGGCTGCAAGCGCTTTGCAGCAAATCAAAGAGGATGCAGCACGCACCCCACTTGACGTTGCATCTTTAGTGCAGGCAAACCAGCTTTTGATTTCTGCCGGTGTTGACGCAGGCGAGGCAAGAAAAACCATCCTTGCACTAGGAGACGCGGTGGCTGCTGCTGGTGGTGGCAATGCAGAGCTTTCCCGCATGGCACAAAACTTACAGCAAGTCAAGAATGTCGGTAAAGCGGCAAGTATTGACATCAAGCAGTTTGCTTATGCAGGTATTGACATCTACGGTATTCTGGCCGATTACACCGGAAAATCCACCGCAGAAGTCCAGAAAATGACCATCACATACGACCTTCTGACCGCAGCACTTCAAAGAGCATCCGAAGAAGGCGGACGGTATTACAACGCAATGGAAACGCAGAGCCAAACCCTAAGCGGGCGGCTTGACACCTTGCGTGATAACTGGTCGCAGCTTCTTGGAAGCCTTTCAGAGGGCCTTGCCGATGTAGAGGGCGATTTGGTTTCTGCTGCTGCCGAGTGGGTACAGACGCTGCAAACCTCTTTCGAAGAATACGGAGCAAAGGGCCTAATGGAAGCGGGCGGCAGTATCGTAAATGATATTGCGAACGGTATCGCAGACCGCATTCCACAGCTTGCAGAGCAGGCCGGGGCCGCTGTTCAGCGCTTTTCGGACTACCTCGTTGAAAATATGGAGACTATCGTGGAGACCGGCGGAAACCTTCTCGCCAGCCTTGCCGATGGTATCTTAAATGCTTTCCCTGATATTGCAAATGCCGCCGTGCAGACGGTAGGAACTCTGGCCTCTGAATTATGGGCGAATGCAGACAAGATTTTCGAGCAGGGCGCACAGCTGGTTGGAAAGCTTTGCGAAGGACTTCTCAGCGTTTTGGGGAATGTAATCGAAGCGACCGGAACAATCGCGGAAGCTATCGTCACAAAAATTTTCTCAACAGACTGGGGCGCCGTCGGCAAAAATATCGTTTCCGCAATCGGTCAAGGTATTTCCAACGGTATCGCATCTTTGAGCGGACCGCTTGACCGGCTCTCTTATAAGCTAAACCATGCACTCGGCAAAGTGGGATACGCTGAGTATAACAGCTTTGAGGCGTGGGCGGCGGCAAACGGAAAGACTGACGAGACAGAATATCAGCATGGAAGCCAGAAAGACGATGACTATTGGCGTCGCTACGGTGAACGGATGGCGGCGCAATACGGGCTGAACGAGAAAACGGAGCAAGAATCTACCGGTACGGATGGAGACGGCGCCGGAGTCACTCCGGGCAAGACTCCAACCCAAAAGCACGTCGCCGCTGATACCAAAAAGCTGGCCGATACCATCAAGGAGACCTCTCAGGAGATACTTGCCGGTACGGGCAACATCGTTGGCAGCATCCAGCGTGTAACAGAGACTGCCGACAACACCTACAACGTCTATGACGGCACCACCAAGCAGCTCAAAGGCACCACCAAAGAGACGGTGCAGACTATCACCGACTCGTGGACTGAGGTAGTGGACGGCGTCGAAAAGACTATTAGAAAGGTCACAAAAAACGTGACCGATGCCGATGGCAAAATCACCACCACGGTCAACCAGACCTGCGACAATGTGGTTTTGTCTGTCTCTGAGATGCAGTCTCGTATTGACAAAAATCTCAGCGAGGCAAAGACCAAATGGCAAAACGGCATCATGGGGACGCTCCAAAGTGTGCTCACCGACCTCAAAAACGGCAACTGGACGAGCCTTGCCACCGACTTTGCAAAGCTGATTTGGGGCGAGGTCACGCAAGAGCAGCGCAACATCATCTCCAAATGGTTTTCGGACGCCCTCACTGCTATCAACGACAGCTATTCCGGCGGCGGTCTGAGCAGCCTGAAAGATACGCTCCACAAGCTGCTCACCGATGGCATTACCTCGGACGCCAACGACGCAAAAGTGGCCGTGCAGGGCCTCTCTCAGGTCATAAACGGGCTGGGCGAGTCCGGCGGCATGGGTGCCAAGCTGGCGGGCATCGCCGGAAACTTTTCGGGCATGGCGGGCGGCATTACAAAAGCTCTCAGCGGCATTGTGGGCTTTATCATCGCAAACCCCGTGGTGGCCGCTATCCTCGGCCTGACAGCCCTTGTGGGCGGCGCGGCGTTTGCCAAGTGGCGCAGCAGCCGCGATAACGACGTCACCAACAACTACAAGAGCCCCTACGGCACAACGCCGGTGTATGACTCTCTGGCGGAGTTTTCTGCCCGCGCCGACCAGCTCAACCGCTACAGCAACGTCACCGCATCGCCGTTTGCTGGTAGTCAGCAGGACACCACCGGCAAGCAGCAGCTTAGCGTATTGCAGCGGATCTCCAACTCGCTGGATGAGCACCTCCCGGCGATCGGCACTGGTACGCTGGTCATCGACGCTAACGGTGTGCAGGCTCTTGCAGGTGCAATGCAGCCGACACTCACCAATGGCATTGATGGAGATTTGGGCATCCGCGCGGCCCGGAAAGCAAGAGGTGGTTAAATGGCAGCTTTACAGGACGTCCAGCTGGGCGATCATCACACCCTCAAGGACTGGGGGCTTTACATCGTGGTGGGCGGTACGACCGTCGGCCCGGCAGAACCGGACCAGAGCCTACTCATAAAGGTGCCGTTTAGCGACCGTATTCTGGACCTCTCCAAATCTCTGGACGGCAAAGTCCATTACACCCAGCGTAAGATAACCATCACCCTCAAGTGTGTCAAGCCAAAAAAGCTTTGGCCCAGCATCCAGAGCGCCCTCGAAAACGCTTTGCAGGGACAGTGGCTGCGCTGCATCTTTGATGATGACCCGTCGTGGTACTGGGAGGGCTACTGGACAGTGACCCCCCAGAGCCGCGACCGGTGGGAGAATGTCTTTACCATCTCTGGCATCTGCAACCCATACAAAGTCAACCTCACCGCTGAGGCGGGCGCTGACTGGGAGTGGGACACCTTTAACTTTGAGACAGACACTATTTATGATACGGCAACGGAGGTAAAAAGTCTGTGAGTTACAAAGTCTATGCAGGCACCCAGACCGCCGTAGGCGTATGGGACACCAAAGCCTGCATCTATGACCCGACTGGCGAAGACCTGCGCACTACGGCTACGCTGCTCATCTCCCCGACTCTCACCCGTGAGGCCGGTAAGGCTGGCAGTTTTGAGTTTACGCTCCCGCTGGGCAATGTTGCCCACTCGGCGCTGCAAAAGCTCAAGACCATTGTGGAGGTGGAGCAGGATGGCACGCCCATCTGGCACGGGCGGGTCATGAGCCACGACATGGATTTTTATCTGAGACAAAAAGTGTACTGTGAGGGTGAGCTCGCGTATCTCAATGATACCGCGATCACCCCTTATCGGTACCCAAATATCAGCATCCGGGAATTTTTGGAAAATGTCATCCGCAATCACAACAGCCAGACCGACAAATACAAAGCCTTTACGGTGGGCGATGTCACTGTTTTTGCAGAAGGACCGCAGGAGCCCTTTAAGACGGTCTACATGCGCGGGTGCGTAGCAAAATACCATAGAGACAGCGACGACGAAGTCGACTATTGGCTAGAGGACGCTGACGGAAGATGGCTATGCGATACATCAAGAGACTATGATCTCCCAGCTGGGTACATTAACGGAGGCAGTGTGATACGCATTGTCTCCAATGATGGCCGTGACCCTAGCAGCCCTTCCTATGTCACGACGTATACAGTGGAGCGAAACGTGGCCTACAAAAATGGCAATTTCTATTCACTGAGTACTGTGCAGAAAGATTCGAAATACATCTACACCGTCGACACCACCCCGCTGGCGGGCTGGAGGCTGACCGATGATGGAGCGATTCAGCTCTACAATCCCAGTACGGGAAGATGGTCGGTCTGCACGGGTTACTATCTGCACGACTTCGACGCCTCGACCAACGAGGCCCTCGATTTTGGTGATGGCAAGAACTTCGGCACCACGTGGGACATCCTGCAATCCGAGCTGACGGACGTGTACGGCGGCTACCTTGTCGTGCGGTACTCAGACGACGGTAAAACGCGGTATCTGGACTATCTTGCCGACGTAGCGGAGAGCAACACGCAGACGATCGAGTTTGGCGTAAATATGCTGGACCTCAATAACTATGTCAAGGCCGATAACATCGTCACCCGGGTCATCGCGGTAGGCTACCAGAAAAAAGGCTGGTGGATTTTTAAGAGTACCAAGACCATCCAGGAGCAGGCCGACGACAGAGCGGCACAGAGCTTCTATGGTATTATCACCCGGGTCATTGTCATCGACGGTAAGTCGATTACAAGGCAAAAGCTGCTGGACGCTGCGAACGAAGAGCTCCGGAAAAATCTAAGATACTATGATGGCATTGAGGTCAGCGCTATTGATTTGCGTGATGCAGGTATCAACACTGAGCGCCTGAGCTGGATGAAGAAGACCCGCATTATCTCAAAGCCTCACGGCATTGATACACCGTTGGTGTTGACCAAAATTGTCGAGCCGCTGGACGCGCCCGACAAGAAAAAGTTTACGTTTGGGACGAGTTTTTACTCTATCTCAGACCTGCAGGCCCTCAGCAGCCACAAAGCGTCTATGGCGTACAGTATCGCTTTAAGCTCTATGGGATACCTCAACGGCAATCCGATACCCACTACAAGCAAAACGTCAGCACAGTAAAGGAGCGAAAAAATGACAAAAACTTTTAAGCAGGTCATCGATGGGATACGCACAGCAGTCTTGGGCAAAGAAGTGCGTGAAGACATTGCCCAGATGGGCGAATACTGCCAGAAATTTACGGAGGACGCGGGCAAACAGGCTGACGCGGCAAAGCAGGCCATGGCGGCCATCGGACTATCTGTTGTGGACGGCGCTCTCTGCATGACATACGACGATGGGACGACCACCGCAGGCGTCCCGGAAAGTGAGGAGTAAATGTCTGATATCACAAAGCCGATCTATCTGGACGAGACCGCCAAGAAAAACGGCCAGAAGCTGGACCAGATGGCTGCCATCCTGCTTGGTATGTCCAACTCCCTTGGCACCATCGCCAAGGCGCAGGCCACAACTCCCGTGGAGGAGATGGACTACAATGCCATCAAGGCCGTTGTGGCCGCAGGCAATGCGCCGCTGGTTTTCCCGGTTGGCACGCAGCTTGTCAACACCTACACCGACAAGGACGGCAAGGCGTATGACTGCCCGTGGAACGTCGTCCAGCCGGATGATACCGCAGAGCTTGAGAGCGGCAGCGTATTCAAGGCACTGACCATGCAGATGCACTACGCAACCCTGTACGACATGCAGTTTTCCGCATATCAGGCGTTTTTTGTTGTGCCGGAGGCTGGTCTTGTGGCTGGCACTTATAACGTCAAGATGGGTCTTGACTGGGACGCCAACGTCAAAAACGGCACGGTCTATCAGTTCACGCTGACCAAAAACGCCCCCGCTGGCGCACGACTGACTGGCTTTTACAACGCTCCGAATACAGCTCCATCCAGCTGGAAAGTGTATGTCTACAAAGACCGGCAAAAGAGCTCTCTTCTGGAGACCTGCAACGTCTCTGCTGGCAGCGCTGGTACGAACCTCGGCATCTTCCTTGCTAAGCCCAACGGCAAGCTGAACGGCTTGCATCCGGTTGGCTGCGGCGACAACCGGTGGTATAAGTCCGCATGCCGCCAGTACCTCAACAGCGACAAGCCCGCAAAAGAGTGGTGGACTCCGCAGGACGAGTGGGACATGAAGCCCGATCAGGCAGACACCGTGCCCGGCTTCCTCGCTGGATTCTCCGATGACTTCAAGAACGCGCTGACCCGCACCAAGGTGGTCACCTACGGCAACGCCGTCACCGATGACGGCAGCGCTGTGGTGACCTATGACAAGATTTTCCTGCCCTCGCTGCAGGAGATCTACTGCTTGCCGAAGGTGTCCGGCGAGGGCACCTACTGGCCGTACTGGAAGGAGCGCACCGGCGCAAAGACCCCGCAGGCTCTGTGGCTGGCCTACCCGCTGCGCATCACCCGCGGTCTGGAACAGCGCACCGTAGGCCGCCATGTGTATCTGCGCTCTGTGAATCCCGGCACCGGCGACAAAGTTTTCGACGTGAACGCCATTGGCTATATCGACAACTTTTACGCAGCCGGCGCGTTTCGCTATGCCCCGGCTTGTAAAATCGTGGGAATGGTATAAGGAGGTACTTATGCAGATCATTCAAGCACCCGGCAGCATTAAGACAGCCACTGAGACCGAGAACCATGCGGCAGACCTTGCCAACGCCGTAGCAAAGGTGGAGTTTCTCTGCCTGTTGGAGGGCGTGCCGGTAGAGGATACCGCAGAACAGGAGGGCGCATATCATGACTGAGCACAGCAACGGCTACTATATGGCAAAGAGAAACTACGACAGCGGGATGTGGAGCAAAGCCATGCTGCAAATGCTGGTAGCCCGCGACCGCCTGACCGCAGCGGAATATGAGGAAATTACGGGGGAAGTGTATGCCTGATATTATTATGGACGTTTCCCGCTGGCAAGGTCGCATCGACTGGGACAAGGTTAAGGCAAGCGGAAAGATTGACGGTGTGATGCTCAAGATGGTATCCGCCAACAGGACGCTTTATCTTACCAAAAACCGAAAGGACGTGACCACATGAACCTCCTGACTTTTCTCTCCCGCCTCTTTTCCGCCCTTGCCCACGCAAAGGAAGCGGCAGACGTCTCCGGCGCACCGGATGGCGAGTACCGCATTTACAACGACAAGAAAAGCATTTATGACGTGTCCACTGTGGACACCCAGAGCGCCGCTCCTCCCGGCTGGGGCGGGCCGCTGCCTTACCGCTACATCGACGTGAGTCGGTATCAGGGCAAAATCACCCTCGACGGCTGGCGCAAGGTCAAAGCGGCTGGCTACAAAGGCGTCATGCTCAAGACGGTGTCCACCAACAAAAGGCTCTCTAAGCGGGCAGACGGCCTTTACATCGACCCGACCTTTGAGACCAACTACCGCAACGCCAAGGCTGCCGGGCTGGACGTGGGCGTCTACTACTACACCTACGCCACCAGCGAGGCGATGGCCGATGCAGAGCTTGCCCTGCTGCGGCAGGCGGTGTACGGCAAGGAGCTGACCCTGCCGGTTGCGGTGGACGTGGAGGAAAACAAGCTCAAACCCATGAGCACCCTCGACCTCACCAACCTCACCGCCTATGCGCTGGAACAGGTGGAAAAGATGGGCTTTTACGCCCAGCTGTACACCTACACCCACTACTCCAACATGGAGCTGGATATGGGCCGCTTGGCAAGCCGTTGGGACGTCTGGCTGGCCGACTACACGGGCAAGACTCCCGCTGTCGGCTACCACTACAACGCCCACCAGCACACCAGCGAGGGCCGTGTGCCAGGCATCTCCGGCAATGTTGACCTCAACGTGACCACTCTCAACTACCCCAAAATCATCCGCAAGAAGGGCCTGACCCGTCTTCGGGAGGGCAAATGACCGAAAAAGAAGCTTTGCTGTGGGTACTGGGCATCCTGGGCAGCCTGTGCGCTGCAGCCATCACCATCGACAAGGCGCTGGAAATCATCCACAAGTACATCAAAAAGGCGCAGGAGCCGGACAACGTGCAGAACAAGCGGCTGGATGAGATGGACAAACGCATCGGCACCTTGGAGCAGGGCCAGCTTCAGCACACACAAGCCCTTGCCCGTGACCTGCGCCGCTTTGAAGAAATCGACGAGGTGAGTCGTCTGACCCTCGACGGGGTGCGCAATCTGCTGGACGCCCAGCTCTCCGGCAACAACCGCGAGGGAATGCAAAAGAGCCGCACCGACATCGACAATTATTTGTTAAAAGGAGTGACCAATCATGGTAGCACTGGCAACTAAGCTTTTTGACCTTATCCCCGCCCCTGTGGCCCTTGTGCTGATGCTGGGCGGCTTTATCTTTTACGCCCTCGGCTGCATCCGGCTGGGTTATGGCGCAGCGGTAAAGCCGCTGGTGCTGGACCTGATCGAGCGGGCAGAGCAGGAGATTCAGGGCACTAAACGCGGCGCAGAGCGCAAGGCGTGGGTCGTCAAGATGCTTCGCGCCGCCCTGAGTACCAGCAAATACGGCAGGCTCATCAGCTGGGCCATCACCGATGAGACCATCGGCATCGTTATTCAGTTTTTCTTTGACCGCGCCCGGGCGGCGCTGGAAAAGCAGTAAGGAGATTATTATGGCAAGCACTACATACGAGCAAACGCCACGCTATTATTATGATCAGCGTGCGTACCCGATTTTGTGGCCCGCAGTGTGTGACCATTTTGCCAACGGCGGCAAAATGGGACATTACCGTGCCGTGACCGTTCGAGTGCGCAACGCCGGACAGCTGCCGCAGCCTTTTTGGCTCGGTGCTGCCTGTGGCGGCGGCTCGTGTAGTGCTGCCCGCTTCGCTGCAAGGACTTGACCGACAGCAAATGACCGCCGCAATCAAAAACGCACCGCTTGGGAGGGTAGACCGTAAGATAGCCTTACTGCGGTACGTTGAGCGGCTCCCGCTGCCGGACATTGCAGCACAGACACATTACAGCCGGACGGCGATAGGCTACCGGCTGAAAAGTATTGATAAAATACTTGGATAAGGCTTGGATAAGCAAATCCCCCGGTGTTCCGTTTGGAGCATCGGGGGATTTTTTTATTTTTGGGGACATGGAAGCCCGGCAGTCTTTTTTGCTGAGATAGACCTGGAAGGGCTTGCCGCAAATGGTGCATCCTTTCTTTATCGCGCGGCTCATCCCTGTAAATCAGCGATGGTAACGCCGCAAGCGGCTGCGATCTTTTCGAGGGTAGACACTCTCGAGACTGCCTTGCCGGACTCTGCATGTTGAATGGTTGCAGTGGACAGCCCGGTTTTTTCTGCCAAGGCCCGGATGGTTAATCCTGCGCTTTCTCTGGCTGCCTTGATTTTGACGGCGGACACACCAAGCGTCTTGTGATCGGGCGAGTTGTACCCAATCACGAACAACCCTTGCTGTTCCATCGGCAACGCTTTGAGTGCGTAGCTCTTTTCTACATCCTCAAGGTCAACATCCTTCAGGACGTAGGCGCATGCATTGTCAAGCTCCGGGGTCATTTTATGGAGCTTGTGCGCCAGCGTGATCTTCATCGTCACGCCACGCACGGGAAATCGGGTAGCATTGTCAAGGTCTGCCTGATTTACGCGGTCGGGTGTGCAAGCCTCATCGAGCAGGCGGTAGAGCTTGCCGAGATTGCAGATGGTATTGTTTTCCATTTTGCCCTCCTAATTCACTTGTTCAGCATATCCATCACGGCGTTGTAATGCTTTTCGTATTCTTCGCCAACAGCAAGCTCCCGCTTGATTTTTTCGTTGCGGTAGCGGCGCTCCTCTCCGTAGATCTCGTTCTCGATCTCATCGGGGATTTCAATGAACGCTTTCTGCTTCTTGCCGTGAGTCACAACGAACACAACAAAGGCGTGGTGTACGTTCTCCGGCCAACGGCCGATCTGCTGCTTGTAGGCACCCGCCTTCATTTCCTGCCCATTCACCAGCAGGGAATTGATGGTGTACTGCCACTTATGGCAAGGGACCGTAAGCTCGTTGCCTTCGTTCCAGAGGGTTTCTTCGGTGATGACCTTTTTGTCAATGTCGAGTTCGATTTTTGCGCCGCGGGCGGTATTCCAAGAGTATTTCATTTTTTGTCCCTCCATTTGTGTTTCCTTCTGACGCCATCATTATACCACAAAACTAATACAAGTGATACAGGCATAGTCACCAGACTTTGCCTTATTTTTTTGTCTATTTTGTATCAGTTGTATTAGTTTTGGCTAGGTCGCAATCAAACTCTAATCAAGATTTAATCAGGCGTTTTTGTCCTTCGTTATGCGTTCGTTGTCTCTTAACTCTCCTTAAAAAGGTAAACTGAGCGCAAAGGGAGGTAAGCGCCAATGTGGAACAAGTTCAGCCCGAACCCTCACGGGGGCAGCGTGGGTGATTGCGCCGTGCGCGCGGTAGCAGCAGCCACTGGGCAGAGCTGGGAGCAGGCCTACATTGGATTGGCGCTGACCGGCTTTGCTCTCGGCGATATGCCCAGCGCCAACCGCACATGGGGCGCATACCTCCAAAAGCACGGATTCAAGCGCCACCTTGTCGAGGCAGACTGCACCACCTGTTACACCGTGGCAGATTTTGCCCGGGAGTATCCGCACGGCGTGTATGTGCTGGGGTGTTCCGGCCATGTTCTGGCCGTGGTCAACGGTGACTGGCTGGACAGCTGGGACAGCGGCGCAGAATGCCCGATCTACTACTGGTACAAGGAGGACTAAACGATGCCGTACAATCCATATGGCTACCAAATGCCAAACTACTACGGACAGCCTATGCCTGACCAGCTCACGCAGCTGCGGCAGAATGCCGGGTATCAGGCGCCCATGATGAGCCAACCGACAGGTCAAAGCTCCCCAGCCACGCCTCCGATCATCTGGGTGCAGGGCGAAGAGGGCGCAAAAGCCTATATGGTCGCCGCAGGCAACAGCGTGCTCTTGATGGATAGCGAGAACAGCGCCTTTTACATCAAGAGCACGGACGCAAGCGGAATGCCGCTGCCGCTCAGGGCCTTTGATTACAAGGAGCGCACCACGGCAGCTAAGATGCCCGCTCAGGCCGTCCAACAGCCCGGCGGGGAGTTTGTCACCAGGGCAGAGTTTGACGCCCTGGCAGCCCGCTGTGCAGCGCTTGAAAAGCAGGAGCCCACAAAAACCAAAACGGAGGTCAAGTGATCATGGCAAATCCTCTTTTTAATGCACTGGGCGGCGGCAAAGCATCATCCATGCCCGGCCCTATGGGCCAGTTCGGCCAGATGATGCAGCAGTTCCAGCAGTTCAAGGCTAATTTTCAGGGCGATCCAAAGCAGGAGGTGCAAAAGCTCCTGCAATCCGGGCGGATGAGCCAAGACCAGCTCAACCAGCTTCAGGCAATGGCTCAGCAGTTCCAGCAGTTTTTACACTAAGTCGTAACCGTGGCCACGGTCGAGATACACTTTTTACCAAAAATTTTGAAAGGAGTACAAAATGTCTCTTTCTTCTGACAACATCGGCTTGACTATGCCGGTGCAGCCCGCCAATACCAACAACGGCAACGGCTTTGGCTTTGGCGGCGATGGTTCGTGGTGGATCATCGTGCTCTTCCTTTTCATCTTCTGCGGCTGGGGCGGTAACTGGGGCGGCAATCGCGCCGGTGCCGGCGCCGGCGTCGTGGATGGTTACATCCTGACCAGCGACTTCGCCAACATCGAACGCAAGATCGATGGCGTAAACAACGGTATGTGTGACGGTTTCTACCAGCAGGCACAGCTCATCAACGGCGTCCAGCAGACCGTGAGTAACGGCTTCATGTCCGCCGAGATCAGCCGTGCAAATCAGCAGGCGGCATTCATGCAGCAGCTCTTTGCGATGCAGATGCAGCAGCAGAACTGCTGCTGTGAGACCCGGTCTGCTATCCAGGGCGTCAACTACAATCTGGCTACCCAGTCCTGCGAGACCCGGAACACCGTGCAGAACGCGACCCGGGACATCGTAGACAACCAGAACCAGAACGCCCGGGCTATCCTGGACGCTCTCACAGCTCAGCGCATCGAGGCAAAGGACGCCAAGATCGCGGAGCAGAGCCAGCAGCTCTTTGCGGCTCAGCTTGCAGCTTCCCAGGCGGCGCAGAACGAGACCCTCAAGGCATACATGAGCGGTCAGCTGGCCTACTACAACCCGCGTCCCGTTCCTGCCTTCCCGGTTCCTGCGCCGTACCAGTACGGTAATTGTGGCACCGGATGCGGCTGTAACGGCTGCGCATAACCAAATAACGGCAACTGACTGCAAATTGTAGTCTGTTCAGCCCCTGAGCTGATTTTGCAAACCAGAGCGCCGGGGCAAAAGTCCCGGCGCTTTTATTTATGAAAGGAGCCGATAAAATGGCTGAATTTACGAATCCCAATATCGTGACGGTATCCGCCGGGGAAAATCTTCCCTTGACAGAGACTGCCGTAAAAGGCCCGGCCTGCATCGTCCATCGTGAGGGCGCGGGTATCGTGACCCTGCGCGGCCTGACAAACCAGTGCAAAGCCCGCTTCAAGGTGAGTTTTGGCGGAAACATTGCGGTGCCTACCGGCGGCACAGCCGGGGCTATCTCTGTAGCGCTGGCAATCGCTGGCGAGCCGCTGAACAGCGCAACGGCCATTGTTACCCCGGCGGCAGCAGGGAACTACTTTAATGTGTTCGCCGCCGCCTTTATCGAGGTTCCGCGCGGCTGCTGCGTGACTGTGGCAGTCGAGAACACCAGCACGCAGGCGATCGACATTGCAAACAGCAATCTCATCGTTGAGCGCGTGGCATAATGAGAGGAGAGCGCTATGAACATGAAACACCTTAACGCACTGAAAGATATGCTGTGCGAGGAACTGGAAGAAATTACCCGAAAAGGTGAACTGAGCGCCGGTGATCTGGACACCGCGCACAAGCTGACCGACACCATCAAGAATATCGACAAGATCCAGATGCTGGAGGACGGGGACTACAGCCGTACCGGCGAATGGGAAGCCGATATGCGCGGCACTCATGGCCAGGATGGCAGCTATGGCCGTGGCAACAGCTACGCCAATCGAGGCCGTCACTATGTTCGTGGACACTACTCCCGCACGGATGGCCGTGATCGCATGATCTCTGACATTGAGGACATGATGCAGGACGCCACCGGCGCAGAGCGAGACGCTTACAAACGCGCGGCAGACATTCTGCGCAACGCATAAGGGAGGAGGGCGGCAAGTATGGACATCGACGAGATCAACACCCATATCCACAAGCTGAAATGCGGATCGACGGACTGGCAGAGCGTGGAAAAACTTGCCGCCCTCTGCACCGTGAGGAATGAGCTGGAAGAAAAGCAGGCACCGGCAGAAATGCAGACTCAAGCGCTGCCTCCCGCGTCGTACCCGGCGGCATGCTCCACAAAAGCAAATCCGCAAAGCGAGTTCGTGGAAGCGGCCAGCGCCGCGCCCTTTGGAGGCTTGATGGAAGTGCTTGATGAGCACATGAGCGCCATAAAGCTTGCATACCCGAAAGAGTATGAGTTGGTCATGCGGAAGATAACCGCATTGTAAAACGACACAAAATGTGTTATTTTTACATACAGCCAAAACTTGAAAAATTGAATTTTTAAGTTTAATAAGCTAACGTAAGGCTAACAAACTTTGAATTTTTATCGATAAATGGTAAAATAAAACTGATTTGTAATCAGTGGGTTGCAGGTTCAACTCCTGTCACCAGCTCCAAAAATAAACGCACGAACGATAAAAATGAATCGTCCGTGCGTTTTTCTTTTTGCTTAAAATGCCTTAAAATCTCCTGAATGAACGTGACAATCTAACAAACAATCTAACAAATCAATACTTCATCTTTTGCATTTCCCGCAACAGATAATCCGGGTCGTTGTGGGAGACGTACTTGTTGGCTGTGGTGGAAAAATTTTTGTGGCCCAAGATGGCCTGCACGGCGGTCTTTTCCAGGCCGCACTCCACCATCTTGCTGCTGGCCGTGTGGCGCAGCGTATGCGGATGCACCCCCTCTATGTGGCACTCCTGCATCAAGGCCCGAAACTTTGTAGCCACGTTACGCTTGTCCAGCTTTGTACCGGCTTTGGACGGTATCAGCCATTCACACCCGCTGTCAAGCATCCAGAAGGCAATGATTTTGTAAATGGGATCCAAAATAGGGATAATACGGTTTTTGCCAGCCTCGGTCTTCTCGCCGCCCTGCATATACCGCTCTTTTAGATGCACATCGTCGCAGCGCATGGAGAGCAGCTCATCGATACGCATACCGGTGTAGAGCAGCACCATTGCGATTTGCGCTGTCTGCCCAAGCTTCGGGTCGTCTTGTCGGCTGCTTATCTGCTCTATCTCTTGAGCGGTCAAGGTGCGCTCTGCCTTGCCTGTAGCCGCTGGGAGCTGCAAGAGCATGGCATAGTTTTTGTTTATGATGTCCTGGGCCATTGCCCACTCGCAGATCTGGCTAAAAAGTGTGCGCTGCTTTTCACAGGAGCTGCGGGAGAGTCCCTTTTCCACCATCTGGTCAATCACCTGTTGATAGTCTGCGGCTTTTAAGTCCCGGAGCTGTCGGTCATACAGCGGCGCAGCCTTTGCATAGGCCAGCTCATAACCCTTTTTCATATCAGTGCTGAGCTTGTCAAACTTGGGCTGCGCTTTCCATTGGGCATAGGCATCCGCAAAAGTGCATTTCAGACGCGCTGCGGGGGTGTTCTGGGCGTTGTAAGCGTCCAGCGCTTGTACTGCTTCACCCGGCGTCGCAAACGTCCCAAGAACGTCTCGCTTGGCTGTCAGGGCCACATACGGCTTTGACCTCGTCCCGCTCAACTTATATACACTGCCGCTGCCCTTTGGGCGGCGGCGCTTTTTTCTTTGCTGCGGGGCTGCTTCGGGCTGCTTCTTGCCGCAGTAGGGACAAAAAGATGCATCGTCCGGTATTTCTCGACGGCAGCAGGCGCGAATGCACTTCAAAGCTCTTCACCTCGCTTTGCGGTATAGTCGGCCTCGCCGCTCTTCGCGGCCTCTTTTCCCGCCTGGTATGCCGACTGCAACAGACTCACCGGAGGCTGGACTTCCCACGGAATCGGGTCTGTCTCTGTAACCACGGCGAACTCGTAGTTGTCCAGTATTTGGCCGCAGACGGATACCTTGTTTTGCAAGGGAGTGTGCAGGTTTGCGCACACCTCAGCAAACACCGCCGGTGGATAGCTGCCATGTCGGCCCAAAAGGATAAACAGCACCATCTCTTTTACAATTCGCGGCGCTGTGCGAAAGTATCCCGTAAGCATCTCATCCAGCTCTTCGTCTGATTTGCGCTGTATGGGCTCTTTGTAAAGCTCTGGGTGCAGCATTTCTTGCATGGCGGGGAGCGGAGAAGTCCCGCAAGCCTCGAACCAGTCCATTATCTTGTCAGCTGGTGGGCTGGACGCCCCGCACTCCCAGCTCTGGACCGTAGCCTTTCCCTTGTTGATACGGCGGGCCATCTCGACTTGGCTCAAGCCTGCCGCGACTCTGGCCCGCGCCAATGCGACACCAAGCTTTTCCGCAGTAAAGTAGCTCATCAATTATAACCTCACAAATTTCCATGCCATAAAAACAAAAAGTGACATGGGGAAAACCCATGCCACTCGACAGAGCAGAAGTCCTTCAAGTTTTCCCATAAAATGGTAAAATTTAAAACAAGTTGGACAAATTGAACAAAAACAGAGGTGAAACAAAATGGATTTCGAGCAAAGAAACGGTAAAGAAAACAAAATGACCATCATTGACGGGATGCCCGCCACCATTTTGACCGGCACGACCCGAACACCTGAACCTTGGGAGGACTAAAGATGGACAAGATGCAGCTGTTTTGTCACCACATCCGCGCCGCGCTGGCCTGCTATGAGGATATGCCGCCCGAGGGGCAGGCCCGGGCTCGACTTTTCGTGATCCGCAAGGCCGGGGCCGTCCGGCAGCTCAAGGCCGCAGCAGACGCGCCCGGCGGGGAGCTTGCCGGGGAGCTGTTGCAAAAAATGCAACAACCGACTGACCACGAATAATATCGCGCATATTTTGCACGTTGTTCGCGCAAAACGCGCATATTTAGCAAAAAGTCAGCGTAAATTTCAGCGATTCAGCGCAAATGCTAAATTTTTCGCGCATTTTTGCGTGATTAAACGCGCTTGACGATTTACAATCAACAGTTGTATAATGCGGTTGTAAACTCATTCACGCATTTGCACGGTACATAACCTCAAGCCCCTGATCTGGATGATAGGTCCAAGAGACTGTCACGTCGTCAAAAGACTCTTTCTGTCTGCCATCCAAAGCGCGAGTTTGGCACATCTCTTGATAAAGCCAGTCCGGAAGACCAAGCGCGGTATTTGTTAATTGTATATGCTCTAACCCGAGGTCGTTGAAGAAAATAGAGCCGCCGTTGGTATTGAGCGGGTTCGAGTCAAGCGTCAAATAAGAGCCATCATCCGAAGCCGATGCGGTCACATCGTCGTAAAGCTCGCCAAAAAGCTTAAAATTCGGCGCCGTGCCAGCATGATAAAGCAACGGAGCAACATAATTATCTAAACGGTATAGATTGTTTCCTTTTTCGCCGCTCTGAACTTCCCAATATGCTTCGATAACGGGAGAGCCATCATCGGCCATTCGACGATACATTCCCTTAAGAGCAAGGTCTTTATCTTCGAAAGCTGCTCTAAAGTAATCATACAAATCTTCTTTGACAGCCGCATATTTGCGCTCGCCATTATTTACAACAGAAAAGCATTTGTAGTTTACTTTACCATTGTCAGAAGTATAAGTAAAGAAATAGCCAAAGTCAGTGTGTCCAGAAAATTCAACGGCCTGCCCATTTTTGTACTTTACATCATCCGCAAAAGCAGTCATGGCAAAAGGGATGGACAAAGCCGCAGTCAAACCAAGCGCAAGAAATGTTCTTCTTTTCATGATTTATACCTCACTTTTCATTTCTTCTCTAGCTTTTTCAAGCTTTTCAAACTCGCTTTGAATGACCGATTTCAGATCATCGTTAAGATTTCCCACGAGCAAATCAACAGAATCTTTCCAACGCTGGTTAGAGTTCAGACGGCCACGGTCTGTTTTTAATGAGCAGATTTTATCCATCTGGGCGCTGGATGAATTCTCTAAAACGATTTCAAAAAGCTCCCTTGCGTGAATTTCCACATTCCACAAGAGCAGTGAAGGGCTGTAGCTGAATTTGACACCATTTATTTCAGCTGCCGCAAGCTGCTTTAAATCTCGCTTGATGAAATCTATCTTGTCAAAAAATATGGATATGTCTTTTGCACGCTCAAGAATCAAAAAATTATCCAGCACTCTCCGCATAAGAGTTTGCAGATAACCAACAGGAAGCAAATCCACTCTTGAGATGTCGATATTAAGGGCATCCGCCACGCGGTCAAGACTGTTTCTAAAACCGACTTCATCCCATTTCAAATACGGCTTGTTTGGAAAGTTTGGATAGCGTTCTTCTATTCGTTTGCGAATAGCCGCTTTTTCTTCTTCGGTTAAATCCTCACTGCTGTAAACAGGGCCGTATTTACGTGAAAAAGATAAGTCTACATCGGAGCTTTGTTCTTTGTCAGCGGCCGGATCGCCAACCGGCACGCTGGTGGATGTTTTCTCAGCAGGCTTCTTTTTGAAAATCAAATCCCAAAAGCCCATACCGCAACACCTCACACATATTAAATTTTACATTACATAGGAGGCATCAGAATGAACACCACAGACCGACAAGGCTACATTGACGCAATTATCAAACTGCTGGAAAAGGCAGACCTGCGCAAGCTGCGCCTGGTCTGGGTGTACGCCAGCCATCTGATAAAATAAATCAAGGTAGCAAAAGAAGGGGAACCCTTACGGGTTTCCCTCTTTTTTTTGCAGCTTTCTCGCCATCCGCTCAAGAAATTTCCAGTCTTCGGGTTCCAGCTCGGCCAGAACTTCCACAAACTGCCGTTTGAAGCTGTCTTCTTCGTTCGCCGTAATGTCAGCGAGGAAAGCAGCCAGCTTCTCCGACTGGGTGATCTGGTTGAACATCTCTCCTTCACCGGTACGCAGCCACGTCTCGTTGACGTTGAACTCGCGGCAGATGTCGGAGATCGTTCGGTCGCTGGGAGCCTTCCGGCCTGAACAAAGCTCAGAAACGAAGGGCTGAGAAACACCAAGACGGTTGGCAAAGTCAACCTTCTTGATATTAAGCGCTGCAATGATTTGCTCGATTCGAGTGTTCATTGGCGACGCCTCCTTGCACCTTTATTATACAGCAAGCACAAAGCCGTGTCAATAGAAAAAATTAGCTGAGCGAAGAAAAAAGTGTTGACATGATAGCCCAGCTATGCTATAATATAGCCAAGCTAAGAAGCACAAGCAAACAGGAGGACAAAAACATGAACGCACTTTCTATTAACATCCCGGCAAACTTCGCCGCAGATTGCAATAACACCCTCAAGCGGTACAACGCCGCCCAGACCGACGCCGAGCGCCGTGCGGTGCTCGATCGCCAGACCGTGCAGGGCCTGTGGTGGGCGATCAAGTTCGTCTGCCAGCTTCAGACCGCTTACATGAGTGAGAAGGAGCTGAAGCACGCGATCCGCCTCACCCACTTCCGCGGCACTGTGTGCCCGGAGTTTAAGGCATGAGAGGGAAATCTATTGACCCACCTGATGATGGCCCTGTGGCAAGGGCCGAAACCACCCGGCAGCCAGCCGGGCAAGGTCGTGGGTGCCAACCACAGAAGGAGTTGATTATATGGCAAAGGCAAAGGCAAAGAAGAACCGCACCGATCTGGCTGCAGAGCGGTACAGCATCCCCATTGACGGGGCCCACGCTGCGGACGCGCTGGTAAACGAGCTGTTTGATTCGCTGGATCCGCGCGACAAGCAGACCCTGCTCTGGATGGGCATGGGCATGGCCGCGGTGCGCAAGAACGACCGCCAGAACCAGCAGGACGGGGTGGCGTAAAATGACAGTTAACCAGTTGATCGATACATTTTATAACGCATTTCTGGGCAAGAGCCGCTTTGTGATCTACGATGGCGACAAAGCCCCGGTGTACAGCGGGCTTGTTGTTGGTGACTTCTGGAAGCGCTTTGGCAAGCGCGAAGTCAACTGCTTTGCAGTGGATGAAGTCCAGAACAGCCACGTTGCAAAGACCGTCATTATTTATTTGAAAAAGGAGTGAAAACATGACAAATGAAAATTTGACCCCGGTTTTGATTTCGGGCGTGTCCTGCTATGAGCGGGACGGCACCGCATATCTTCGGCTTGAAGATGTGGCCAGGGGACTGGGTTTTACGACCGTTGCCACAAGTGGCAATGAGATTGTTCGATGGGCAAGAGTCCGCAAGTATCTTGAGGATTTTGGCATTGCAACAAGTTGCGATGGCCATCTTCCCGACTACATCCCCGAAAACATCTTTTACCGGCTGGCCATGAAGGCGAAGAACGAGACCGCCGAGAAGTTTCAGGCGCTGGTGGCAGACGAGATCATCCCCAGCATCCGCAAGACCGGAAGCTACTCGATCGTGCAGGCAGACCCGAACTTGCCGCCGGAGCTGGCAATGGTGGAGGGCTTGCTGAACAGCATGAAGCAGATGTACTCCACCCAGCAGCGCCACGACAAAGCCATTGAACAGCTGACCGAGAGCATGGACACCATGAAGGAAGTAATGACCACGGATGTCAATGGTGACTGGCGCACAGCTTGCGGGCACGCGATTCAGGCAGTTGCCCGGAAACTGGGCGGCGGCAAAGCCTATGAAGAAGCCTGGAACGAGGTTTACACCGAAATGGAGCGCAATGGCTTCTTCGTTCGCCGCCGTCTGGAGAATCGCAAAAAGAGCGCCGCTGCGCAGGGCATGTCCCCTACTTACGTTCGCAAGCTCAATGCGTTGGATATCATTGCGGACAGCAAGGACAAAAAGCTCATGTCTGCGTTTATCAACGCCACCAAGAAGCTGGCTGCGGCACACAGTGTCCGTATGGACAGGCTGAACGAGCTTCCCGCTGTCGAGGAGCAGCCAGAGCAGACCGCGTTTGACCGCACTTGTGCCCCAGCGGGGAAGCTGATTGATACACGGGACGCCGCAATCAGAGGATAAGGAGGACACCCATGAGTGAAAAGATCATCGCATATAAGGCCATGGACAAAAATATGCAGTGCCGTGGCAAGCAGTACGAGGTGGGCAAGACCTACCATGAAGACAAAGCTGACTGCTGCCACGCTGGTATGCACGCTTGCGAGAACCCGCTGGATGTGCTGCACTACTACCCGTTGAAGGATAGCCCGCGCTTTTTTGAGGTCGAGTGCGGCGGGAACGTGGATAAAAGCAGAGAGGACAGTAAACTAGCCTGCACTGAGCTGACAGTAAAAGGTGAGGTGAATTTTGCAGGGCCGGTAAAAGCTACGGTGAATGCCGTTTTTAATCGAGTAAAGGGCAAAGAACCTTTTTCCAGCGGCGATTGCAGCACAGCGGGTTCCAGCGGCGATTGCAGCACAGCGGGTTCCAGCGGCGATTGCAGCACGGCGGCAGCCACTGGGGCTTATTGCATCGCAAAAGCAGACGGCAAAGATAGCATTGCCGTTGTAAACGGTGCTTGCGGTAAGGCGCGCGGCGCACTGGGCTGCTATCTCGTGTTGACAGAGTATGACGATGACGGCCACATGATCTGTGCCAAAATGGCCCGCGTAGACGGTTCTGCCATCAGAGAAAACGTTTACTATACCCTCAAAAATGGTGAGTTTGTGGAGGCCAAGCCGTGAAGAAGCACTACAAAAAGCGCTGGCTTGAACAGCGCTGGGATGCAAGGCAGCCGGAGCGGTTGGAGCACATCCAGCTAAAGCGGCAGCTGAGAGAAAAAAAGGAGGGGTGCGGCAGTGAAGCCGAGCATGGGAATTGCAGAGTGCTGCCAGATCATGCGTGACAATAACATTTCGGTGAGCGAGCCGATCTTTACCGGTATGATTCAGGCCGGCAGCTTCCCGGCATGGGCGGTGCCGTCTATTGACACCAAGAGCGCCGCCCCGCTGATCTCCCGCGCCGGATTTATGGCGTGGGTGAAGGACTTTTACAAACTTGAAAAGGTTTACACAAAGGAGGACCCGAAAGAATGAAACTCAAATCTACCACTTACTACTGGATGGCCGTCATTTTTGGTGGCGTTGGAATGGGAACAGCTATGGGCGCAGAGGGTACCGCGCAGACCGCCGGATACATCTCCGGCACACTGTTTTCGGTGTCGCTGGTGCTGATTCTGGCCGCTGTTCTGCTGGCTCGTCTGGGCTTTGCAGCAGAGGACAGGGAGAAAGCCGCAAAGCGGCGCAAGTACGGTAAGATCAACCGCACCCACGCCCGCAACCCGGAGTATCCGGAGAATCAGGAGCGTGGGGCATGATGACGGCCAAAGAGTACGTTGAGGGCAAAGTCAAATCTTACACGCGTCTTGCCAAACGCTGCTGGCGAAAAGCCGAAGCCTCAGACGACATTGTTGTCCGGGCCGAATACTCCGCGCGGGCAAACGTCTGGGAGATGTGCGCCGAAGAAATGGACAACGTGCGGGAGATGCTGCAAGAGGAGTCTGGAGAGATCACGTATGCCTGACACTGTCCACCATGTCATGTGGTACACCGTGTATGACGCAAAAAAAGAAGAGCCTGCCCGTGCGTCAACACGGACAAGCCCAAAGGGTGATGAGTCTCGCCGCCCATCACCACAAAAATAACATAAAACAGGAGGTTTTACAAGTGGCACTTTTGAGAATTTATGATGTGGAGCAAAAGCCGCCAGCGCTTGTTTCACAGCAGCAATTTCCGGTTACTTCGGATGCAGTTGCGATTGTCGATGAACTGGCAAAGAGAAAGCCCGAACGGCTGTACAGGGTGTTTGACGCTGATATGAACGTTGTGTATGCGAGGTGAATATTTATGCAGGATAAAAAATACATGACGAAGCGAGAACGTGTCAAAGACCTTTCTAATAAAGCCGAAGGTATTTATTACTACATCGGCCCGCAGCACATGCTTTTTCGACTTATTAACACCGGGAACGAGTTGGCAAGCGAAATCAATCACGCGGTGGCATATTTTACCAGCTTTGCCCAGAACGGTGTACTGTACGATGATGGCGCTGGCGGCAGTCGTTCGGTAATCGACTGCATTTACCGCAAGGTTGGGCATTTAATGTGTGATATTGACATTATCCACGCTGCGGGTGGCGCTGAGATTATGCCAGAACCATTTGAGAGCATTGATCGCTGTTATAGTATTGAGTACACAACGCTGCTGCGCGAAGCGGTTATTAAGGGATTGCCAGACGATTACAAAGGACCCCAGCAGAACCCGTACGAGATCAATTTGATTAAGCCTTCGATTGCTTATGGACGCGAACAGCGCGATGAATACGATGATAATTTTTTTGACAGTTTTACCCGCAAAGAAGAAGCTCGTGACCGAAAAGTTGTTTTTCATTGCACAAAATCCGATTTGGACGCAATTAAGCGCTACGCGCACATCATTGATGTAAAGTATACTGAGGAGGAAATTCACCATGCCTGAAAATGAAATCAAAAAAGCACCTGTTGAGCAACTTCAGATGAACGCCGTTTCTGCGCCAGAACCCCCTGCCGTTATCCCCGCTGCAACACCAGCTCAGCGTCCGCAGAGCTATGCAGAAAAAGTGCAGGGCCTGACCGCAGATGAACGCATTTGGCAGCTGGCAAAATCTAAGGCAGTTGCAATGGCCAATTTGCCGGATGGGATGCTTCCTCAAACCTACGCCGGGAACATTGGCGCTTGCGCCATTGCCTGTGACATGGCCCAGCGCATGGGCGTGTCGTACTTGTTCGTGATGCAAAATCTTTACGTTGTGCATGGTCAGCCTACATGGAGCGGCAAAAGCTGCAAGGCTCTGATTGACAACAGCGGTGAGTTTGCAGGCCGCACTCGTTACCGCATGGAAGGACAGGAAGGTACCGATTCGTGGGGCTGCCGCTTGATTGGCGTGGATAAGCTTACCGGCGAGAATGTTGAAGGTCCTAAAGTCACCGTCAAAATGGCAAAGGATGCCGGATGGTGGAACAAGAACGGCAGTTACTGGCCCAAGATGACCGAAATGATGCTCAAGTACCGTGCTGCAGCATACTTTGCCCGTGCTGAATGCCCGGAAGTTCTGATGGGCGCAAACGTTGATTATGAATCCGGCACAGGTGACAGTGCCGAGGAAGAGGTGAACATTCATGCTTAACGTCGTAGCGATCATGGGCCGATTGGTGGCCGACCCGGAACTCAAGACCACCCAGCAGGGCACCAGCGTGTGCAGCTTCCGCATTGCCTGTGACCGCAACTTTGCCCGGCAGAGCGAGCAGCGGCAGGCGGACTTTATCGACATCGTGGCATGGCGTGCGCAGGCCGAGTTCGTGTGCAAGTATTTCCAGAAGGGCAACCTGATTGCCATTGAAGGCAGCTTGCAGACCCGCCAGTATCAGGACAAGAACGGCAGCAACCGCACCGCCGTGGAGGTCGTGACCAGCAATGTGAGCTTTGCGGGCTCCAAGGCCGCAGACAAGCCTGCCACAGCGTCCTATGAGCAGCAGACGGCAAATCATGTGCGGGAAGCAAATGCCGCGCACAGCGCCCCGCAGGCATCTCCCGCGTATGATCAGGGGAGCATGGACGACTTTGCCACAATCTCGGATGATGGAGATCTCCCCTTCTGATTTTGTAAGCTGCGCTATCTGGCTATACGGGCGTGCAAAGAAGGAGGTGAAAGCGGTTGAAAGAGGAAGAACAGAAAAGCATTGTCATTTACAAATCATGGAAAAAGCCATTGCGTAAATTGTCTCTGGAGCAAAAAGGCAGGATTTTTGATGCGCTGCTTGATTTCCCTGATCCACCGAATTTTGAGGACGACCAGAAGCTCGAAATGGCGTGGGATTTTATGTCCGAGGCGGTGGAATCAAATTCTAAAAAATGGAACGAAAGACGAGAAAAGAGAGCTGCTGCAGGGCGTAAAGGCGCAGAAGTTACAAACGGCAAGCGTCAGCAAAACGCGGCAAATCCGGCAAATGCCGACTTTGACGAGCAAAAACGGCAAAATGCGGCAAATCCGGCTGTAAATGGTAATGGTAATGTAAATGGTAATGTAAATGGTAATGTAAATGGTAATGGTATATCACCTAACGGTGGTGTATATAATAGCGCCACCCCCGCCGCCGTTGACGTAGAACTTTCCAAGATCGTCCAGCATTATCAGCAGGCCGTTGGGGACTTCCCGCGCTCTGCGCTGGACAAGCTGCAGAAGTGGAGGCAGGAGTACAGCACAGAGATGATCCTGCTGGCGATTGACAAGGCCACAGAAGCCGGGAAGCGCTCATGGAACTACATCAACGGCATATTGTCCGGCTGGAAACGAGACGGGATACGCACCCCGGGGGACGTGGAAGCCAACGAACAAAGCCGACAAGCCAGACCGCGAGGAAAGCAGCCAACCGAGACCGTAGACGACCAGCTTGCACGGGTGCTGGCGAAGATGGACAGAGAAAGAGGGTTTGAGACATGACACGGGAAGACGTGGCAAAGCTGATCCGCATGAATTTTGTGCTGTACAAGCTGGGTTCCAAGCCTCTGACCGATGAGGAGATGCAGACCACCATCGATGTGTGGACGTACCAGTTTGGCGACTATGACGGCGATACTGTCAAGCGGGCTTTTCTGGCGGCAAACCGGGTATGCGTTTATCCGGTAACGGTGGCCGACATCTTCAAGCAGCTTTCCCAGTGTCTTGACCCATCTGCCGAGTGGGACGCTCTGGCTGTAGCGGCACGCAAGGCACAGACATTTTTGAGCTGGCGCAAGTTCCCGATGATCATCGGCATTGACGAAAAGGGCGGGCTGCTGCGTAGTGACGGGCAGAAAGAACTGCAAGCCCTGTATGACCAGCTCCCCCCGGCGGCAAAATCCTATGCCGGGAGCGTGGGAGGGCTGGCAGAGCTGGCTGAAATGCCGGACCTTACATATCGCCGTGCCGAGTTTTTGAAGCAGGCGCAGGCCGATATCACCACTGCCCCGCGTGAAGCTGCAAGGCTGCGGGCGAGCGAGCCGACAAAGAAGGAGATTGAAAAATGAGCGATAAAAGATTGATTGACGCGAACGCTTTGCACAAGCGCATTGAAATGAACCTTCGTGCAAGCAATCCGTTCACTATTGAAGAATGCTGCTATAAGGATGCACTGAACAGCGTGGACGAGGCTCCAACCATCGACCCGGAAACGCTGCGGCCGGTGGCACACTGGGAGGAAATTCCCAACTCCTATGTGAGCTGTGCAGGGAAAAACGCATGGTGTGTACCAGCAACCCGTTGCTCGAACCCGGAATGCGGAGAGGTAAACCCGTGTGGCCTCAAAACGCCGTTTTGTCCGATGTGCGGATCAAGAATGGAGGATGTGCCGTATGACGATGACGCTGCGTAAAGACTGCCCCGACCGGCACCCGATCTGCCACGACAGCTGCCCGAAGTACGCCGAGTACAAGCGCCAGCTGAAAGCGCAGCGCATCTACACCAACGGGAACCACGCGGCAGAGCGGATCAGCCGTAACGATTTCGACAAAGAAGGATGGATGGGAGGAAGAAAAAGGTGAAAGTACTTATCGCCTGCGAGGAATCGCAGGAAGTATGCAAGGCGTTTCGGGCAAAAGGCCACGAAGCCTACTCTTGTGATATTCAGGAGCCGTCCGGCGGGCATCCTGAGTGGCACATTCTCGGAGATGCGATCAAGGCTCTGGAGGGGGGGCAAATCATTACGATGGACGGCGTAACGCATGACGTTGGCAAGTGGGACTTGCTCATTGCACACCCGCCTTGCACACACCTAGCTGTTTCTGGTGCGCGGTGGTTCACGGAGGGGAAAAAACCACTCAGCTTACGCTATGAAGCTGCTGCATTCTTTATGAAATTTATTGAAGCGGATGTCCCGCATATAGCGGTTGAAAATCCTGTGTGCGTGATGTCTACGCTATACCGAAAGCCGGATCAGATTATCAATCCTTGGCAGTTTGGACACCCGGAGCAAAAGAAAACTTGCCTGTGGATTAAAAATCTTCCTATCCTTGAGGAAACCGACAACGTGTACGACTACATGACGACGTTGCCACCAAAATTGCGAGAAAAGAATCATTGGATGGGACGCGGCCACTCAAAAGAACGCAGCAAAACTTTTCCTGGCATTGCAAAAGCAATGGCTGAACAATGGGGGTGAGCAGATGAAACCAAAAACGAAATCCGAGCTGATGGCCGAGTGGACCGGCCAGCCCGGGCAGCTCAAGAAAGAGCGGGAAGTCAAGGCTGTCCGCAAGGCGATGGACGATGCCCGCGCTGTGATACAGGACGGTCTGACCCGGTACGTCAAGAAAAAGACCAAAGCCCGTAGCATGGCAAAGGCTGAAGCTGACCCCTTTGCTGAGCTGGAAGGCTGGGAAAGCATGGAGCAGATCCAGGATGCCTACGGCTACGGCGAGATCACCGCCGACAAACGGGACAAGCTCACTGACCTGTGGGAAGCCCGGGAAGCTGCCAAGAACAGCCGCAAGGGCGCGGACAAGTACCACGACCTTGTAACGGAGATGCTGGAAACGGCCATCCGCCGGGTGGGCAATGAGTACGTAGATATGCTGTTTGAGTATGACCAGCAGCGCAGGAAAGCAGAAAAGCAGTGCGAGCAGCTGGCAATGGAAGGGATGATGAAAAAATGAAAGCTATCTTGATGAGCATCCGGCCTGAATGGTGCGACCTCATCATTCGGGGGCAAAAGACCCTTGAGGTGCGCAGAACAAAGCCTGGGAATCTAAAGACTCCATTCAAGTGCTATGTCTATTGCACGAAAAGCAAATCCAAAATAGGCTGGCTTCTAATTGTCCCGGGCAAAGGATGGAAGCGGTTGGATGGCAATATCATTGGCGAGTTTACATGCGACGGCATCCGACGCATTGGCCCTGAATACTGTGTGGTCAAAGAAGATATCGAATCTGCGATTGCTGGAAGCTGCCTCAGTATCAAGCAGGTGAAGAAATACGCCGGCTGGGATATCGGTATGAACTATTCCGACATGAAAGACCTGTATGGCTGGCACATTTCCGACCTAAAAATTTACGACCGCCCACGACCGTTAAGTGCTTTCGCAAGACTACGGGCAACAAAATTTGGCTATGAGCCTGTAGATATTGAGCGACCACCGCAATCCTGGTTTTATGTGGAGGACGGGAGATGAAGCTGACCCTCTACGGCGACCCCCGCACCAAGAAAAACTCTGCCCGCATCCTCAGAAGCCGCTCAGGTGGGCGCTTTGTGGCCCCTAGCAAGGCCTACGTGGATTATGAGACGGACTGCCTGCGGCAAATCAAAAGGCCGCACAGCCCCATTTCTGCCCGCGTGAACGTGAGGTGCGTGTACTACATGAAGACCGCCCGCCGGGTCGATCTGGCAAACCTCATCGAGGCGACCACGGACATTCTGGTGAAAGCCCACGTGCTGGAGGACGACAACAGCAAAATCGTTGCCGCCCACGATGGCAGCCGGGTGGAGCTTGACCGGGAGAATCCCCGGGTGGAAATCGAGATTGAAGAAATGGAGGAGTAAAATGCTTGATATGCTATTTGAAATTGCAAGCACGCTGTTCATGGCAACACTTGCAGGATTTTTCATCTGGTTTGTTCTTAGCGATGGCAACCCAATTGAATATTTCAAGCGGTGGCTCAACCGCAACAAACCTTGCCTTTGCGACCGGTGCGTTTTCTTAAATCAAAAATTTGGGGCGTCAGAATCCGGATATCACTATATCTGCCGGAGAAGTGACAAAGACGAAGGATACATAAATCCGCCCGAATATTGCAACGATTTTGAAGAAAGGAGCAACAATGACCCACACATGGACACCTGACACTGACACGCAGAAGCCGGATGGAACCGATTACCTCACCGTTAAGGCGTGGCTGAACCGCTACCGCGAAGCAGAGAAAAGATACTACTTGCTGTCTGACCGTCTGGCCGAAGCGCAGGAGGCCACCCGGCACATCACCCAGAGCCTCAGCGCGGCCCCCGGCGGCAGCAAAGATGGCCAGAGCCTTGCCCGGGCGGTTGAACGCGAGGAGGAAGCGGAGCGCCGCGCTTATGAGCAAAGAGCGGTCTGTGACAGGCTGTTCCTTGAGATCAAAAGCGCACTTGACCGGATCCAGAACGAAAAAGCATACACGGTGCTGTACAAGTACTATCTCGATTGCCTCACGTGGGACAGGGTCGCAAAAGATATGAATTACTCTTTGCGCATGGTCTATGTCTTGCGGCGCAAAGCAATGGAAGAGCTGAGCCTTTAAAAACATTGCACTGTCATTACATTGCGGTTTCACTATCGCATAGTGTAAAATTGTATCATCGGAAAAGCCAAAAGGCAAACCGATGCACGCAGCCTCCGAAACGTGTCCCTTCTTAGCATTTTCCTCCTTTTCTGTTTGCAGGTACTGGGCTTTGCTCTCTTCACGTTTCGCGGGCTGCTTCTATGCGATACACTGAAACAAAGGCAGCCTGCCACTCATGAGAGACAGGAGGCGGTTCGATTCCGCCGTATCGCACCATATGGCGCATGGACTAGACAACCCGCAAGGCCGCACGTGCAACCTCCCGTGCCAAGAAAAGGCCTTAGAATCCTTGCCAAGGTGTAGCTTTCCTGACAGGATGTGCGCCAACCAACAGCCCCGGCGGCGAACCGGAGCTGTTTTTATTTGCTATATGGCCGCCTGAGCGCAATGTGGAGCGCGGTGCGTGTGTGTAGGCACGGCTGGTTCGATTCCAAGGGCGGCTTTTATACTCCCGTAGCTCAACTGGTAGAGCGTCGGTCTCCAAAACCGAAGGTTGCAGGTTCGAGGCCTGCCCGGAGTGCTTGCGTGTCCTATGAGGGGGCCGCGCAATAGCGGGGCATCCGGCCGCGAAAGTTCCGGATGCAGCAGCGCCCACCGTTTGACGCCTGTCCAACGAACTGAATGCACGGGCGCTGCTTATATGCCGTCATAGCTCAATTGGAAGAGCGCCGCCCATTTAAGGCGGGACAACGTTGGTGACACCACGGGAACATCACTGCACAGCCAACCACTGCGCACATCCATTCCGTGGGTGCTGGTTCAAATCCAGCTGGCGGCGCATTCGATATTCTGACCGTTCGGATTTCCGGGCGGTTTTTCTTTTGCGTGAGTTTAGAGAGGTGGTGGCGGTGAGTGCGAAGCGGCTGACAGACAGACAAAAAAAGAAGATCATTGCTGACTATGTGCAGCTGCAGAGCTACGCCAGGACCGCAAAGCTGAACGACGTGGCAGAAAGCACCGTGCGGAAAATCGTGAAAGATAATCCCAAGTGTGCGGATTTGTGCGCCTTAAAAAAAGAGCAGAACGCGCAGGACATGCTTTCCTACTTAGGCAGCAAGCGCGGGGAAGCACAGGATCTTCTCGGGCTGTACCTTCAGGCGATGGCAGACCCTGACAAAATCGCAGAGGCAACGCTGCCGCAGCTGTCCACGGCGTTTGGCACCATCGTGGACAAGTTTGCTATGCTGGGAGACCAGAGCGGCATAGAAGCCCCGGACGATGGCTTGCTTGAGGCCTTGAGCGCCGCCGCAGACCTCAGCCCGCCGGATGATGTAGACATGCTGCCAGAGGAAGAGGACGACCATGCGGAAAAGTAACGGATTCCGTTGGAAAGCCCTCAGCCAGCGGCAAAAGCAGGTCTTGAGCTGGTGGACACCACAGAGCGCATACAGCGGTTACAACGGCATCATTGCCGATGGCGCTATTCGCTCGGGCAAGACCTTTGCCATGAGCTTTTCGTTCGTCCAGTGGGCTATGACCTGCTACAACGGCCAGCAGTTTGCCATGTGCGGAAAGACCATTGCCAGCTTCCGGCGCAACGTGCTGGGGACGCTCAAGCAGCAGCTTGCAGCCCGTGGCTACAACGTAAAGGAACATCGGGCAGAAAACTGCATGACCGTCAGCAAGGGTGGCAGAACCAACGAGTTTTACTTTTTTGGTGGCAAGGACGAGAGCAGTCAGGATCTGATCCAGGGCATTACACTTGCCGGGGCATTCTTCGACGAGGTGGCTCTGATGCCGCAGAGCTTCGTCAATCAGGCCACAGCCCGCTGCTCCGTCACCGGGTCAAAGTTCTGGTTCAACTGCAACCCGGGCAGCCCACAGCACTGGTTTTATCTGGAATGGGTGCGGAAATGCCGTTCCCGCAAGATGATGTATCTCCACTTTACGATGGACGACAACCTGTCGCTTTCTGAGGACATCAAGGCCAGATACCGCAGCCAGTACAGCGGCGTTTTCTACCAGCGCTACATTCTGGGCCTGTGGACGGTGGCAGAGGGCCTTGTATATGACATGTTCGACCAGAAAAAACACGTCATTGACGTGCTGCCGGAGCTGTCCCCCAAAAGCGCCTATGTGGCGTGTGACTTTGGCACCCAGAACGCAACGGTGTTCCTATTGATCCAAAAACAGGCAGATGCAGACTGCTGGATTGTCACCCGGGAGTACTACTACAGCGGCCGCGAACAGAAGCGGCAAAAGACCGTGGGCGAGTACGTCACAGACCTCAAGACATGGCTGAACGGTCTCAAGCCGGAAAGGATCATTGTGGACCCCTCTGCCCTGCCCCTGATTACGGAACTGCGCAAGAATGGCTTTACCCAGACCCCCGCAAACAACGACGTTCTGAGCGGCATTCTGGACGTGCAGACCATGCTGCAGACCGGCCGGCTGAAAATCTACAAAGACTGCAAGCGCACGCTGAAAGAGTTCGGCGTGTACGCTTGGGATCCAGATAAAGACGACACCGTGCTGAAGGTCAACGACCACTGCATGGACGCTATCCGCTATTTCGTGCGCACAAAGCGCCTTGTGAAACTGAGGGATTGATTTTGAGCACTGTATACACATTCCAGACTTTCCAGCAGGCGCAAGCCGCCGGGGAGCAGCCTGATTTCATCCGGCGCTTCGTGCAGCAGCACTGCGCTTCCAAGCCCTACAAGATGGCTCTGGACGCTGACCTGTACGATGCCCAGAAAAACCCGGGGGCTGAACGCTTCGCACAGGCTTACGCTTTGATGCTGAAACGCCTATCCAAAAACACCAGGCAAGACATCCTACACCCCGATATGGTCAAGAGCAATCTTTTCCGGCGGCTCAACAAGCAGCGGGCGACCTACTCCCTCGGCAACGGCGTAGTCTTTGCGGACGATGGCGTGGACAAGGACAGGCTGGGGCAGAACTTTGACGAGCAGATCCAGAAGGCCGGATATTTCGCCCTGATCCACGGTGAGAGCTTCGGATTCTGGAACAGCGACCATTTGGTGGTTTTCAAGCTGACAGAGTTCGCTCCCCTGTACGATGAAAAGACAGGCCTTTTGCAAGCAGGTGTGCGCTTCTGGCGGCTGAATCCTGACACGGATATGCACTATATCCTGTACGAGCTGGACGGCTTCACTGAGTACACGGAAAGCAAAATCGGCAATGTGATGAAGGAGACCGTGTCGAAGCAGGCATACAAGAGCGTGACCGTCACCACACCCGGCGGCGGGCTGGAAAGCGTGGAGGGCGAAAACTACAGCGCTCTTCCCATTGTGCCGCTGTGGGGCTCCGACCTGCACCAGAGCACCCTTGTGGGGCTGAAAGCCTACATTGACAACACCGATCTGGTGATGTCCGGCTTCTGCAATGACCTGCAGGACTTTTCGCAGATCTACTGGCTGTGCGAGAACTTCAACGGTATGACCGATGACGAGCTGCAGGAGTTCCTCGTCAAGCTGAATCTGTACCACATTGCAGGCGCAGACACCAGCGAGGGCGGAAAGATCACCCCCTACACCACCGAGATTCCCGTGACGGCCCGGCAGGCTCTGCTGGAGCTGCTCCACACCCGGGTTTATGAGGACTTCGGCGGTCTGGATGTGCACTGTGTCAGCGCGAACAGTACTAACGACCATCTGGATGCAGCCTATGAACCGCTGAACCAGAACGCGGACGACTTCGAGGCGCAGGTCAAGCCGTTCATCCGGCAGATCTGCGCACTGGCTGGCTTTGACAACGCTATGCCGACATTCAGCCGCAGCAAGATCACCAACACGGCCGAACAGGTCAGCATGGTGATTTCCGAGGCGCCGATCATCGGGCAGGACATGGCCATTGACCTGCTGCCAAACCTGACCCCGGAACAAAAGGAGCAGGCCAAGGCCGCGCTGATGGCTGAGAGCGCAACACGGGAGACCGTGGACGAGGAGGACGAAGACGATGGCAGCAGGTGAGTCTTACGAAGAGTTCGTGGAGAAGTTCAAGCCGAAGAAAACCACGGACGACTGCTATACCCCGCCCGGCATCTATGCCGTTGTCAGGGACTGGGCGTGCAAAGAATACGGCATCGACCCGGGCAAGATCGTGCGGCCGTTCTACCCCGGCAGGGACTATGAGCGCTTCGACTACCCGGAGGGTGCTGTGGTGCTGGATAACCCGCCGTTTTCCATTCTGGCCAAGATCACCGCGTTTTATCTGGATCGCAACATTCCGTTTTTTCTGTTTGCGCCAAGCCTGACCTGTTTTTCCGGTCGGGCTGTTTTTATGCAGATGAATCACCTTGTTTGCGACGCGCAGATCGTGTACGAAAACGGCGCAGTGGTGCGAACCTCTTTCGTCACCAGCTACGGCGGGGACATTGTGGCGCAGACCGCGCCGGAGCTGACCCGGCTGATCAACGAAGAAGTCAAGCGGCAGTTGCGGGAGACAAGAAAGGAACTGCCGAAATATTCATACCCCGACCATGTTGTGACCAGTGCCCTGATGCAACGCTACGCGAAGTATGGCATCGACTTCAAGGTGTCGCGCGGCGAGTGCGTGCAGATTAGTGCACTGGATGCCCAGCGCGAAACCAGAAAAGAAATTTTCGGCTCTGGCCTGCTGCTGTCAGACCGGCTCGCTGCAGAGAGGGCTGCGGCAGAGAGGGCTGCGGCAGAGAGGGCTGCGGCAGAGAGGGCTGCGGCCACAAAATGGGAGCTGTCCGCCCGGGAACGTGCCATTGTGGAGTATTTGAACAGCCATGAAACAAACTGACCGTGACCGCATCTCTACCCGTCAGCTGAACCGCCTGCGCCGCCGTATCCTCCGGGTGTATGGAACTGCCCGCCGGGAGATGCAGAAGCAGCTGACCGAGTTTCTGGCAAAGTACAAAGCGCTGGACGAGCGCAAGCGGGCGCAGCTGGATGCAGGCGAGATCACCGAGGACGACTACCGCATCTGGCTGCAAAATCAGGTCTTTCAGTCCGATTTGATGCACGCCAAGCTGGACGGCATCACACAGACCTGCACCACAGCCCAGCAGACGGCCTACAAGCTGGCCCGGGACGAGCAATACAACATCTTTTCCTTTGGTGCAAACTGGGCCTTCTACGAGCTGGAACAGGCCGCAGGCGTGACGTTTGGACTGACCCTGTACAACACCGAGGCAGTCAAGCTGCTGCTCAAAGAAAACCCCAAGCTGGTGCCAAACAAGCGCATCAAGAGCGAGAGCAACCGCACCTATGATGCCCGGGTGTTCAATCGCTACGTCATGCAGGGCATCGTGCAGGGCAAAAGCGTCCACGACATTGCCGTGCAGGCCGTAAACGGCATGGCTGATACAGAGATCCACTGGGCCATGAACAACGCCATCACGGCTCTTACCAGCGCCCAGAACGCCGGGGCTTTGCAGCAGATGCGCAACGCCCAGGCTCTTGGCATCGAGGTCAAAAAGCGCTGGAACTCCACCCACGACTACCGCACCCGTGAAATGCATCGCCTGCTTGACCAGCAGACGGCAGAGCTTGACAAGCCGTTCAAGGTGCAGGGCTACGAGATTCAGCGCCCCGGCGACCCAAACGCAGCGCCGGAGATGGTTTACCACTGCCGCTGTGTGCTGTCCTCTGCTCTGGGCAAGTATCCCCGGCAGAACGCCATGCAGCGGGACAATGTGACCAAAGAGACCGCCCCCGTCATGGATTACACCGAGTGGTATAAATCCAAGGGCGGAAAGGAAAAAGAGCAAATGTGGTGGGCAGAAGAGCGAAAACGCAGAAAGGAGGCTGCAAAGCATGGATGAGAAGAAGCCTTGCAAATTTTGCGAGAGGCTTGCGTGGTGGAAGAAAAATTCCCCCAAAGGGGAAAACGACCTTTACACCACGTTTCAAGTCAGTCTTATCACAAAAACGCACAGGAAAGGCGCAGGCGTGTGCGGTACGGTAACGCATCGTGCCGGACAGCTGAATTTCTGCCCTGAGTGCGGTCGCGCCTTAAAGAAAAAGCGAGAACCGAGGGATGAACTATGAACTTTAACTACAATATCAAATTCACGGACAACACCCCGAGGCTGCATGAGGCGCTGGATTCATGGGCAGAGCGGGTGCTTACCATCTGGGGCATGAAAGTGCAGGACTACGCCCAGCTGCTTGTGCCGACTGGCACGGAGGACAGCACCGGAATAGAGGGCTATGTTGGCGGTGCACTGAAAGCATCACTCACCTACGTTGTATCTGCGGCGCAAAAGACCGTGACCATCGGGTCGAATCTCTTTTACAGCGTCTACGTTGAGCTGGGCACGGGCATCTTTGCCGAGAAAGGCAACGGACGCAAAACGCCGTGGGTCTGGCAAGACTTCAACGGCAAATGGCACTTTACCCGGGGCATGAAAGCCCGCCCGTTCCTACGCCCAGCGGTAGAAGATCATATCAAAGAGCTGCAAGAGATTGCAGTTCGAGAAGCAGAGAAGGGAGAATAACATGACAGAAAAAGAGAGACTTGAAGATTTGCTCAAAATGCATTGTTTTCTCAAAGAAAGAGGGCTCTCTATTGCAGAACAGGCAGAAAAAGATATTGAGGAAACCAAAAAGAAACTCTTAACAATCGAGAGCTGCGGAGAAAAAGAAGTGCTGAGGAAAAAGTTTTTAGAGGAAGGAAAAGAAGCCACTAAAAACTTGCAAGCCCTTTGCGATTTGGTTTATGGCGAGGGTAGAGCAAAGGTTGAGATAACGGTATCGGTTGAAGCGGATAAGCCGATATTCAGCAAAGAAGAGGTAACTGTTATCAAAGAAGGCTTGGATTTTTGCAAAGGAGAATAAACATGAAAAAGTTTTTTGCAGCAATTACGCTTTTGGCAGTGTTGCTTCTGTGCGGCTGCTCTGAGGCTGACAGGGCAAATCAAAACATTTCAAAACAGGCGGACTATTTCGAGAGCGAGCGCAAGATCACTGTTTACAACGCCCGCACGGATAAGGTCATCATGGAAGCCGAGGGCTACATGTCCATTTCCAACAACTCAAACAATGAGCTGGTCTGCACTGTGAAAATCGGCCCTGATACCTACCGCAAGAATTACATCTACCTTAACGGCTACACTATGTATGTGGTGGAGGACATTACCGGCACCCATACCGACCCGTACCACTATAAACTCTATTTCCACACGGACATCCTGCCCAGCGTGGAAGTAAAACCGTAAAACATAATATTCAGCGGTTGGCGCACAGCGTCAACCGCTTTTTTATGCCGTTTTAGCTCAGGTTGGCAGAGCACCGGACTTTTAATCCGGGGGCCGTGGGTTCAAGCCCCACAAGCGGCACCACACCGGCAGCACGTCCGGCAAATAAACCTTATTGCCAAGCATGGCAGCCCGAGCAAGGGCAGAAAGGACTATCACATGGCACTTGAAAGAAAAGACCTCCGCGCGATTCTGGAGGATGATACCGTGGACGTCAGCGGCAAGATGAAGAAGATTCTGGACATGCTGCACACCGAAACGGACGCTCTTCAGAACCAGCTGGATGACGCCAAGGCCGCGACCGCCAAGGCTGAGAAGGAGCGGGACGCCGCTGCCAACAGCAAGACCGTTGCGGAAAAGGCTTTGGCCGACTACAAGGCCCAGCAGACCCAGAAGGACACCCACGCAGCCAAGGAAGCCAAGTTCCGGGAGCTGCTGAAGGCCGCCGGGGTGCTGGACAAGTACTCAGACCGGGTCGTGCGGCTTTCCGGCGAGGACATCGACAAGCTGGAGCTGGACGAAAAGGGCAACGTCAAGGACGCCAAGAAGCACGCCGACAGCCTGAAAGCTGATTGGAGCGACTTTGTGGCTACGACCACGACCACCGGCGCAAAGGTGGACAACCCGCCCACCAACGCCGGCTCCAAAATGACCAAAGAGCAAATTTTTGCGATCAAGGACGCTGGCGAACGCCAGGCGGCCATCGCAGCAAATGCCGACCTGTTCACAGGCGGCGGAAAGGACTAATACATGGCAGCAAAAGAAAATATCACCATGACCACCGATATCACCGTAGCCGCGCGTGAAATCGACTTTGTGACCCGTTTCCAGCGCAACTGGGACCATCTGCGCACCATTCTGGGCATCATGCGCCCTATCCGGATGCAGCCTGGCACCGTGCTCAAGAGCAAGTATGCACAGGGCACCCTGCAGAGCGGCACCGTGGGCGAGGGCGAAGAGATCCCGTTCAGCAAGTACACCGTCAAGGAGAAGGAGTACGGCAAGATCACCATCGACAAGTACGGCAAGTCTGTCACCCTTGAGGCGATCCAGAATTACGGCTACGATGTCGCCGTGCAGAAGACCGATGATGAGTTCCTGTACGACCTGACCGCTCTGGTAACGGATAAGTTCTACAAGTTCCTGAACACCGGCACCCTGAAGGGCACTCCCAAGACCTTCCAGATGGCGCTGGCACATGCCAAGGGCGCGGTCGAGAACAAGTTCAAGACCATGCATCGCACCGTGACCGGCGTTGTTGGCTTTGTCAACGTGATGGACGTGTACGACTATCTGGGCAATGCCAATATCACCGTGCAGAACCAGTTCGGCTTCCAGTATATCAAGGACTTCATGGGTTACAACACCATCTTCCTGCTGTCCGACAGTGAGATTGCGAAGGGAAAGGTTATTGCCACCCCGGTAGACAACATCGTCATGTACTATGTGGATCCTGCGGATAGCGAGTTTGCCCGCGCAGGTCTGGTCTACCGGACCGCAGGCGAGGCAAGCAACCTCATCGGCTTCCACACTCAGGCAAACTACAGCACCGCAACCTCCGAGAGCTACGCCATTATGGGCGTGACCCTGTTTGCTGAGTATCTGGACGGTATCGCTGTCGAGACCATTACCCCGAGCGAGTAATCGCCCCTTTGTGAGGAGGACACCCCATGACTGTACCGGAGCTGTGCGTCTACACGCACAATTTTTTTGACCGGGCGGACGACCCCGTTGCCGGGAAGTTTGCTTTTGAGCCGGACACCGTTCCCGCCGGGGTAGTGCCGGGGCAGTATTTCCTCGTGCGCGGTTCCATCTTCAATGACGGCGTGCACAAGGCCGGGGACGGCGATCTGACCGCCGAGACGTTCACCGGGATGGTGCAGCCCATGCGCGTGCCGCCTGCCTTTGTGGCGCTGGCTGAAAAAATCGACGCATACGACAAGGCGCTGCCCGCCGGTGGCGTGTATGTGTCCCAGTCCTTTGCCGGATGGTCTGGAACGATGGCTACAGGCACGGACGGGCTGCCCGCTGACGGCAAGACCCGCTATAAATCCGAGATCAATCAGTGGAGGAAGATGTGACATGGTCAATCCGTTCACTGCATCCACCGTGATGCAGAGCTTTACCCAAAAATACCGTTTTCAGACCCGCAGCTATGAGCCGGACGGCGTGGGCGGCTTTGTGTCCGGCTGGCAGGACGGCCCCGAGTTCGAGGCCGTGGAGCGCCACGACACCACCGTAGAAGCACAGGTGGCAGAGCAGGCTGACACTGCCTCCACCTATACCCTGCTGGTCAACACGGGCGTGCCGCTGGCCTTTCCGGACTACATCAAGCGGGTATCGGACGGCCAGACCTTTCAGATCACCAGCACGGCAGATGAGGGCAAATCCCCGCCGGAATCCGGCATGGGGCTGCGGGCCGTCAAGTGCAAAAAGGCGGTGCTGCCTTGATGGGACCGTCTGAGAGCATCAACCGGGCGCTGAACACGTTCTTCAACAGCTTTGGCATCCCGGGCTATCTGGAAGATAACATCCATCCTGCCGCTTCACTGCCCTATCTGACATACAAGCCCACCATCCCCGGCGGGTGGAACGAAACGGCATCCTTCTACGCCCGGCTGTGGTACCCCAGTAAGGGCGGCAGAGCCCCCATCCTGCAAACCGAGGATACGATCAGCGCGGCTCTCGAGGACAGCACAACGCTTTCCTGCGAGGGCGGCGCTATTCTTTTGCAAAAAGGCACCCCATGGGCACAGCCTCTTGACAACCCGCCTGAAGGGTATCTGTGCGAATACCTCAATTTTGAAATCACGCAATTTTGCGAGTAAGGAGCAATATGGCAAGAAAGTTTACCAAGATCAGCGCAAAAGCATTCGAGTCCATGCAGATCAATGCCGGTGTCGTGCTGAACAAATTTGACCCGTCCGGCACGACCGAGATCCAGGACGCAGACATCATCTGCGCCACCTCCGGCGGCGTGACGGCAGAGTGCAAGCCCAACATCACCGACCTTGGCGATGATGTGGACAACTGCCAGAAAAACACCGCAGAGCTGATGCAGATCGAGGACTACGACTGCACGCTGGCCTTTACCGCCCTGAACGTCACAACGGACGTCATCAAGCTGGCGCTGGGCGCTGCGGATGTGAGCGACAAGAAAGTCACGCCCCGCATGACGCTGGATTCCACCGCCAGCACCGGCGACTTCAAGGACATCTGGTGGGTGGGCGATACCATCGACGGCGGCTTTGTGGCCGTCAGGCTGATGAACGCACTCTCCACCGGCGGCCTGTCTCTCAAGACAACCGACAAGGGCAAGGGCAATCTGTCCGTCACCCTGACTGGCTGCCCCCGTATGGGTGACGACACCGTGCCTATGGAGTGGTACTACAGCCCCAAGGCCGCAGCATAAGGAGGATACCGCATGAAATTTTTGACAGAGCTGCCCGATGAAGAGTTTCTGCGCCACTGCTGGCAGATCGCCGATGTGGCAGAGGAGGTCTTGGAAAAATCCAAGATCATGGAGCTACGCAAGGTTCTGCCGGTCCTGACCGGCGATGAAACGCCGGAGGAGCTGGAGCAGAAGAAGAAGGAGCAGGCAAAAAAGAACATTCAGGCTATGGCAAAAAGCTTGCTGTTCGACAATGCCGCTGCCACCGCAAAGCTGCTTCCGCTGCTCTATGAGCCGGACGTGGATGAAAATGGGGTGGTTGAAAATATCGGCCCGTTCAAGAAGATGCGCGCGGTGAAAGAGCTGCTGAACAACGATGATGTGCTGGATTTTTTGCTCTGGTGTCTGCCGTTGGTGCTGGCGGGTACAGACGCCTGATTTCTTCCATCAGCCCGGACGCGCTGCGGCTGTTTGGCAGGCCGTACATTTTGCAGCACTGCCTGAACGCTTTGCGGCAAGAGCGCATCACGCTCAGCTATCAGGCGTACATGACGGACGCTCTGGCGCACCTTATAGGCGCGGAAGAGCGGTGGTACGACATGGTGGCCGGGCTTGTAGAAAACCGCCCACAGCCGCCGCAGCCGTCCGCTGATGAAGTGATAGCACGCATTAAAAATGGCTTGAACGGGGGTGATGAAGCCTGAAAATTTTTGAATTGAGCGCCACCCTCGGGCTGGACGACAGTGCCTACCGGCAGGGCATCCAGAATGTACAATCCGAAACAAAAAAAACCGTTTCTTCGCTGTCAGGAGAGTACAGCAAGGCCGCAAAGGCCGTAGTGGAACTGACCAGACGTTACAACGAATCGGTGGGCAAGACCGGCAAAGCATCCTCTGAGACCAAAAACCTCAAGACCATGTTGGCACAGGCAGAAGCACAGCTCAGGGCAACCACGACCGCGCTGAAAGCTGCAAACAACGGCATGGACGGCTTTGCCAGCTCCACGGATAAGGCATCCGGCAAATCTCTGGCCAACGCCATTACACAGGGCACGGTCATGGCGAACGTCTTCTCGAAGCTCGGCTCTGCTGCACTCAGTGCCGCAGAGGGGTTCATCTCTTCCGGCATCGAGTACAACGCCCAAATCGAGAAATACACCACTGGCTTTACCAATATGCTGGGCAGCGCGGAAGCCGCCCAGCAGGTCATGAGCCAGATCCAGGAAGACGCGGCAAAAACCCCGTTTGATGTCGAGTCCCTGACAAAGGCAAACCAATACTTGATCTCTGCAGGCGAGAACGCTTCCTATGCCCGCAATACCATCATGGCGCTGGGCGACGCGGTATCTGCGACCGGCGGCGGCAACGACGAGCTGAACCGCATGGCGCAGAACCTGCAGCAGATCGCCAACACCGGCAAGGCTACAGCGGCCGATATCAAGCAGTTTGCTTATGCCGGCATCGACGTGTATGGCATTCTGGCCGACTACACAGGCAAGTCCACCGCCGAAGTGCAGAAAATGACCATCAGTTATGATCTGCTGACGCAGGCTTTGCAGGCCGCATCTGAAGAGGGCGGGCGTTACTACAACAGCATGGACACCCAGAGCCAGACCATGAATGGCCGCGTGTCTACCCTGCAGGACAATGTAAAGCAGCTGGCGGGATTGCTGACCGGCGATTTATCCAGCGGCGTCGGCGTTGTAATCGGCAATCTGAACGACATGCTCGTCGCAGCACAGGAAGCTTACAAAACGGACGGCTGGATTGGTCTCGCAGGCGCGATCACCGGCCTGACGGAGCCTATCAACACGGCAAAAAACGCTCTCAAGGACTTCGCAAGCAAAGCCACCACATGGCTGGATCAGCTGAGCTACAAGCTCAACCGTTTTCTCGGAAAAGCTGCCACAGCAGACTTCGATACCTACGAAGAGTACGCGGATGCAAATAACCGGAAGAGCAACAAAAACCGTTTACGGCAAAATGCTCTGAATGGCATTGGCATCAGCAACAAGAGCTGGTCGGAGCGTCAGGCGGAGCTGGCGGCAGCCAGCGGCAACGGCGGCAGCTCCATTACAACCAGCCCGTCTGGTTCTTCCACAAGCAAAAAATCCAGATCCTCCGGCTCCAAGTCCACTACCGAAACGGTCATTTCGTCCATCTCCAGCACAGCTACCACCACCGCGCAGAATGCGCTGGGCGCTGTGACCACCAGCATCCAGACCCTTACCGAGAAGGTCAAGGACAGCGCGGGCAAGATCAAAGACCGCATCACCGAGACCACCACCACGACCGGCAAGGAGATGGTGAACGGTGTTGCAACAACCTTTAAGCAGGTCGAGACCAAAGTCAACGGCACGGTCACAAAGGTCACAAAGACCTATGACGACATGTCAAAGTCGCTGCTTGGCACCTTTACCAACGTCTCGGAAACCACCGTTGACGGCATCACCACAAAGGTGCAGCAGGTGGTGGAAAAGTACGCGGACGGCAGCGAGCATATCAAGAAGAACGTCACAGAGACCGGACAGCGCATCGGCGAGAACGGCGCGGAGACCTACGAGAAGATCATCACCTACATCGACGGTATTCAAGATAAGGTGACGGAGACCTCTACTCTTATCGACAAGAGCGTGAAAGGAACCCAGAGCCGTATTGACCAGCAGCTGAGCGAGGCTTCCGGCCAGCTGGATAAGGGCATTTTCGGGCTGGTAAAAAGCGCCTTTAGTGATGCCAAAAACGGTGACTGGGCAAGTCTTGGGCTGGATTTTGTCAATCTGATCTGGGGCGAAGTGTCGCAGGCGCAGCGTGACGTGATCTCTAAGTGGCTTGCGGACGCGGCGGCCGCGGTCAATGAGGGCTACTTCAGCGGTGGCATCGGAAAGGCATTTGATATCTTCCAGAAGCTTTTTTCTGACGGCGGGGTAAAATCCGACATCGACGGTGTGACCAATTCGGTCAAGGCTTTTGGCGAGATTATCGACGGTCTTGCAAAGTCCGGCGGCGTGGGCGGCGCACTAGGCAGCATCGTGCAGAGCTTTTCCGGCATGGCAGGCGGCATCACGTCTGCGCTGGGCACTATCGTGTCTTTCGTTGCAGCAAATCCTATCCTTGCCCTGATCCTGGGCGTGGGCGCTGTCGCTGGCGGCATTGGCCTTGCCATGTGGATGGACAAGAAGAATAATCAGAAGCCTGTCAGCCACTACCAGAGCCCCTTTGACAAAACCGGCATGTATGACAGCCTGGGCACCTTCTCCACCCGTGCGGCCCTGCAGTACCGCGTCACCGGCCAGCAGTCCATTGTTGACCGGCAGACCAGCATTCTGGAACGCATCGAGGGGATGCTGGACGAGCATTTGCCCGACATCGGCAAGGGCCAGGTGGTCATGGATTCCGGCGAGCTGGTGGGCGTGCTGTCGACCCGCATGGCGACCAACGTAGATGCACGCATCGGCGTGACAGTGGAACGGAAAGCGAGGGGTGTGTAATGGCAAAGCTTCTGGGGGCAAAAATCGGCAATTTTCACACCCTGACAGATTGGGGGCTGTACCTCAAGGTAGGCAGCCCTAAAATCGGCGCGGCAGAACCAGAAGAATACCTTGTGCAGGTCACCGGCGCTGATTCGCTGCTGAACCTGACCACATGGGACGATGGCAAGGTGCACTATAAAAAGCGCACCATCACCATGGAGCTGCTCTGCAACGCGCCAAAAAGCAAGTGGCCCTACATTGAAAGCACCATTGCCAATGCCATTCATGGCAAGTGGCTGCAGTGCCGCTTTGATGAAGACCCAGCGTGGTACTGGGAAGGGCTTTGGAAAGTCACACCCTCCCGCGACCGGCTTTCCAGCACCTTTACCATCACAGGCACCTGCAACCCCTTCAAGCGCAGCGTCTACGACGGCACCAACGACTGGCTGTGGGACGATTTCAACTTTGAGCATGATATTGTGCGCAACTACACGGATATCCCGCTCAAGGCAAACAAGGACGTTCAAGTGTTCATAACCGGTGCGCCCCGTGCGGCAGGAATCTACTTCCAGCGCAGCGAGACCGCCGCAAACATCGCGGTGTCTCTCAATGGCTTTGAGGTGGGCATTCTGGCCAAGTCCACCGACTGGCAGTATATCGAGGGGCTTACTATGCCGGATGGTGTAGTGGGCACCCTCGTTTTTGCTGCATCGGCAGACTGCAGCATTAGTATTAAATATCTGGGGGCAAGCCTATGAGCTATAAAGTTTATGCTGGTGTGCAGACGGATGTAGACACATGGAAAACTAGGGTCTGTATCCACGATATCAGCGATATTACCGACACGAAAAAGCTCATCAGCCCCACGCTGACCCGCGAAGTGGGTAAAGCTGGCTCTTTTGAGTTTACCATGCCGCTGGGCAATGTGGCACACTCTGCGCTGCAAAAGCTGCGCACTACGGTAGAGGTGGAACAGGACGGCGTTTCCATCTGGCAGGGCCGTCCTATGAGCCATGAGCAGGATTTTTTAATGCGTCAGAAAATCTACTGCGAAGGGGAGCTTGCGTATCTGAATGACAGCGGCATTGCGCCATACGCTGCAAAAAATGTGAGCTTTTCGCAATTTTTGGAATGGATCTGCGATAACCACAACGGAATGGTAGATGCATACAAAGCTTTTACTCCCGGCAATGTGCAAATGGACATTCCCATGATTGTGCCCTATATCGACGGCATCAAAGTCGTGCAGGTGGGTTACAGCTACGATTCTAATGATGGAGATTACATTTACCATTGGGGAATTGTAGACCCCGTGGATGGAAAGACAAATATTTTCTATGAGGAAACGGAGATCAGCGAAGCTTCCTGCCTGAGCTGGAAAATCGGTGAAGAGCACATTGAGAACGGTCGCATTATTTCACGGATTGGAAGCAACAATTTCCGCGTGCGTCTGTTTGCAGCCTATATAAAGGGCAAAACGTACGCCGCAAAGGTCGAAGTGGAAAAAGCCGAAATCGTCTGCGGTACTTGTAACAAGAATTTTGGCACGTACTCCATTTATAACGTTGAGCAGGCATCTGAATCCAAGACCTTTAAAATCACCGAGCAAAACGGGAAATACATCCTTGCTATCAACGGCAAGACGGATCCCCGCTTTTTGTTTGATGTCAAGGAACCTACATACAGCTTTGGCGATGGAAAAAACTACGGCGTTACATGGGACATCTTGCAGAGTGAGCTGGTGGAAAAGTACGGCGGATATCTGGTGCTGCGCCATGCAGAGGATCCAAACGGAAAACCGCGCCGGTATCTGGACTATCTGCAGGCGATCACCGATAAAAACAGCCAGACGGTGGCTTTTGGAACAAACCTGCTGGATTTGACCAACAACGTCAAAGCAGAGGATATCTACACGCGGGTGATCGCGGTAGGTGCCAAAAAGATAACATGGCTTGTTTTTTCGTGGGGCGAGACCATCACAGAAACCGCAAACGATCTGGCTGCGCAAAAGCTTTTTGGCATCATCACAAAAGTGATCTTTATTGAAGGCATCGAAAGCACGCCGCAGTCTTTGCTGGATGCGGCAGAGGAAGAACTTGCCAAAAATCTGCGCTATCTGAACGGCATGACAGTCAAAGCGGTCGATCTGAAAGACGCTGATATTGATGTCAGCCGTATTGCAATTGGAAAGCAAACGCACATTTTCTCTGCACCGCATGGTGTAGATACCTGGTTGCTGTGTTCCAAGCTTGTGGAGCCGTTGGATTCGCCAGATAAAAAGGAGTTTACATTTGGCACTGAGTTTTCCAGCATCAGCGACCTGCAGGCTTTGAGTGCACGCAAAGCGTCCGATGCTTACGATTTGAGTCGATCGCTCAAAGGGTACATGTCAGGCTAATAAGACAGGAGGTGTTTTATGGATAAAACTTTTGATGAAGCCATTGCGGGAATCCGTAAGGCTGAGCGCGGCGTGGAAGTCCGTGAGGACATCGCACAGGGCATGGAGTACGTCAAGCAGTACGCCGAGGAAGTGACAGGCCAGCAGCAGGCTGCTTTGCAAGCCGCTCAAACCGCTGCCAGAGCAGCCAGCACCGCGACGAAAAAGGCCGCAGCAGCTGCAGAGAGCGAAAGCGCCGCCCGGACCTCCGCCGCCGAAGCAGCCCAAAGCGAACGGTCAGCGTCCGCAGACGCAAAGAGCGCGGGAAGCTCTGCCGCTTCTGCCAAAGCTGAAGCGGACAGGGCTGCGGCCATCGTGAGCACCGATAAGACGCTGAGCGTCGAGGGCGCTCCGGCTGACGCAAAGGCTGTTGGCGATGCGCTGAAAGGCATCAAGCTCCCTATTGCCACCGCAACCACGCTGGGCGGTGTGAAGGTGGGCAGCGGTCTGACGGTCGATGCGGACGGAACGCTTTCTGCGGACAGCGCTTTGGCAGCCTACCCCGTGGGCAGTATTTTTCAAACAGTCAGCACTACCAGTCCCGCCGCACTGTTCGGAGGTACATGGCAGGAGATTGCGCAAAACCGGGTGCTGATGGGTGCATCCTACGCCCACGCAGCGGGCACCACCGTGGAGGCCGGACTGCCGAACATCACGGGCTATGCTGGCGCAGATACTGATTCCGGTTATTATAACACCAATCGCCCAAATGCAGGCGGTGCATTTTATGGAGGTGGAAAATCCTACAGTTGGTGTGCTGCAGGCAGTCAAAATCCCGGCAGAGACCTTTGCTTTGACGCTTCCCTCTCGAACTCAATCTACGGCCGCAGCGCCACCGTGCAGCCTGCCGCCTACTATGTGCACATCTGGAAGCGCGTGGCCTGAGAAAGGAGGTTTTGAACCATGAAGATCATTGACGAGACCGGCGCGGTCGTGGAAAACCCCGACCTGACGCTGGGCTACCTGACCGACGACACCGAAGAAGTCACCCACCCCGCCGTAGAGGGCGTGGAGGAGCAGTGGCACTGGGAGACCGTGACCGAGTATCCGAACGGTGGCAAGGACGTGCAGAAGATCATCGACGTGCCGGGCGTGCCTGCGCAGGCCGCATGGACCGAACAGGTGCCGGTGCAGAGATACATCCGCTATACGGAAGAAGAATTGGCCGCGCAGGAAGAAGAGCGCAAAAAGGCCGAAGCCTGGAAGAAGCTGCCGGAGACGGTGGCGGCGCTGCAAAAAGAAAACGAGATGCTCAAGCAATGCTTGCTTGAAATGAGCGAGATTGTGTATGCATAAAATCACACAAAAAATCGAAAGGATGGTATTTATGATGGCAATGTTGTGGGCACAGGAAATTATGTCTGCTGAGACTATGGAGGACGCAAAGGCTCTGTACGAGCGTTGCCCCCGCCTGCTGAAGGAGAAGGTCAAGGCAATCCTTATCAAGAGCGGCTTTGAGGAAATCACGCAGTAAGGAGGACGCTATGGCTGAAATCATGGACGTATCCCGGCATCAGGGCACGATCAACTGGGACAAAGTCAAGGCAAGCGGTAAGGTGGACGGCGTGATGATTCGCGCCATGGGCAACAGCGCAGCAGGCAGGCCCAGTGCCCCCTACACCGACCCGCAGTTTGCCCGCAACTACGCAGAATGCAAGCGGCTGGGCATCCCCTGCGGCGTGTATGGCTACTTTAAAGCGGCCAACCGGGAGCAGGCCGACAAGGAGCTGGCCTACTTCAAGAAGCTGCTCACCGTCCGGAGCTTTGAGTTGCCTGTGGCCGTGGACATCGAGGACGAGGCGCAGAAGCCGCTGGGCAAGGCCGCGCTGACCGACCTGACAGCTTACATGCTGAGCACGGTGGAAAGCTGGGGCGTGTACGCTCTGCTTTACACCGGCCTGTGGTTCGGCAACACCTTCCTGTACATGGGCGGCGCGGCGCTGAAGCCCTACGACGTGTGGCTGGCTGCCTACCGCACAAAGAAGCCCGCGCCCAGCTGGCCCTTTGGCATGTGGCAGTATACCAGCAAGGCCCGTGTACACGGTGTGACCACCAACGTGGACATGAGCCACGCATACAAGGACTATGCGGGTATCATCAGCAAGAAGGGCCTGACCCGTCCCCGGGAGGGTAAATGACCGAAAAAGAAGCTTTACTGTGGGTGCTGGGCATCTTGGGCAGCCTATGCGCTGCGGCCATCACCATCGACAAGGTGCTGGACATCATTCACAAGTACATCAAAAAGGCACAGGCCCCCGACGATGCGCAGAACAAGCGCATTGACACCATTGAAAAGCGACTGGCTGCGGTGGAAACCGTTTCCACGCAGCACGCCGCGGCCCTTAGACGCGATTTGACGCGCTTTGACGGCCTCGATGAAGAAATGCGTCTCGTACTCGTTGGCGTACAAAATCTTTTGGATTCGCAGCTGTCCGGCAACAATCGCGAAGGTATGCAAAAAAGCAAATCCGATATCAACAACTACCTGCTGAAAGGAGTAACAAATCATGGAAGCAATGTTTAACTTTATCCCCGCACCCGTCGCCCTGGTTCTGATGGCCTTGGGCTTTATCTCTCTGGCCGTAGGTGCCATTCGCCTGGGCTACAAGCAGTACGTCAAACAGTGGGCGCTGGAGCTCGTGACCATCGCTGAGGACAGCATCATGGGCAGCGGTCAGGGCGCAAAGAAAAAGGCACAGGTCTTTGCCGCGCTGCGCGGCGCACTGCCGGACTGGTTGAAGCCTTTTATCACCGATGAAGTGCTGGACAGCGTGATTGAAAAGGCCGTCAGCATGATGAAAAAGGCGCTGGCGGACAAGAAGCCTACCATCAACAAGGAGTAATTTATGATCGAGCTAAGCGTATCTCTTGCATCCAATGGTATCACCAAAGTGCCGGGCTATGAGCAACTGGTGCGCTTTGGCTACACCAAGAACCGGGGCATGTACCGCCTGCACGTCGATGCAACCGGCGAGTGGGCAGGGCTGGCTATCCGCTGCTTCTGGCACGTCCCGGATGGCAAAGACCCGGCATCCTCGCTGGTGGAGGACGGCTATGTGGCCGTGCCCGCCAGCGTGACCGCACAGCCCGGGAGCGGGTGCATCACCTTTGAGGGCAGCGACGGCACCAAGACCGTCACCAGCGCAGACCTGCGGTATCGTGTCAGCGCCAACAGCGGCACAGAGGACGGCACCACGCCGGAGCCGGGGACCCCTGCATGGCAGCAGCTGGTGGATGCCGTGCACACCGATGCCACCGCCGCAGAGCAGGCCAAGACCGACGCGCAGACGGCAGCACGGCAGGCTGCCGCCAGTGCGGGCAGTGCCAGCCAGAGCGCTCAGGAAGCTGCTGACAGCCTGCAGGAGCTGAAGAACGGCATCGCAAGCGGTGACTTCAAAGGCGAGAAAGGCGACAAGGGCGACACTGGCCCCATCGGTCCGGTCGGCCCGCAGGGTGAGACAGGTCCACAAGGCCCCACTGGTGCTACCGGAGCCACTGGCCAGCAGGGCGAGACTGGTCCTCGTGGTGAACAGGGCCCGCAGGGCATTCAGGGTGAGCGTGGCCCGCAGGGTGCACAGGGGCCACAGGGCGAAAAAGGTGATACCGGCCCGCAAGGCCCTAAAGGCGAGACTGGCCCTGCCGTAGCACTGGACACTACCCTCACCCACGAGGGCGAAGCCGCTGACGCAAAAGCCACAGGTGACGCTATCAGCGCAGTCAAGGCCCGGCAGAACATTCTCATCGGCAGTGAGACAGGCAATCCCATCTCCGTTGACGACGCTTTCCCTGCGCCCCTGTGCGGTCTGACCGTGTACGGCAAGAGCGCACAGGACGGAACACCCAGCCCGGATGCACCTGTGCCTATCGTAAGCGCTGGTGACGGCGGGAGCGTGGCGGTGAAGGTGACGGGGAAGAATCGGATGCCGTCCAACCTGAGACATCGAGAATTTGTTGAGTGCTTTGTCAAGAAAAACACGTTTATAACTTTAGTATTCAAAGACGGTTTTGTTTCTAAAGGCGGGAACATCTTATTCATTGGCGAAAACAATGAAAATTTTTGGTTTGGTATTGATGCAAATAAAGCTGAACATCATATAACACTTAAGGCGAACGCAACAAAGTTTCAATATTTGTTAAATGATACAGCCAGTGAAAACGTGTGCCTGACATGGAACGCATCATCTCCCGATTATGAACCCTACCGTGAACAACTCCTCACGCTTCCCACTCCCAACGGCCTACCCGGCATCCCTGTCACCTCTGGCGGCAACTACACTGACCAAAGCGGCCAGCAGTGGGTGTGCGACGAGGTGGACTTAGAAAGGGGTGTAAAGGTGCAGAGGATTGATAAAGGTGTTTTCGATGCCACAAAACCGTTGGCTGAGCAAAATGCAATTCTCGCCACACCCATCGAAACTCCGCTCACCCCTGCCGAGATTGCCGCCTACAAAGCCCTCACCGCTTACGGCCCTTACACTGTGGTGCAGGCGGGTGACGGCGCGGGGGTAAAGCTGGTGTATCAGAGGGATGTGAACATCGCAATCAAAAAGCTGGAGGACGCAATCGCGTCCATGACCAACACATAAGGAGGACTGACTATGGCAATTAAATCCAAAGCCCGCCATGACCTGACCCTGCGTTCCATCAAGCGCGAGATTGCCGCAGGACGCGACGTGGCATACTGGCTGGACAAGGCGTACACCCATCTGGACAGCGGCCTGCTGACGGAGGACGACATCGCAGAGGTGGAAGCCATTGCACAGGCGTACTACGATGCGCTGGATGCTAAGGACAAGGCGAACGCTGAGGAAATCACACAGTAAGGAGGATATCATGGCAAGCACTACATACGAACCGCTTAACCCGTGGAGATGCTCAAAAAGTATTATCCAGACAAATTCTGACCGCGCTGGAACAGACGTTTGTACAGGTCACCATCTCGGCAATGTCAACAATCTGGTGACGTTTTGTCACCGTTTCGCCAGCATTGGCAGTATGGTGCGCAACGCCGGACAGCTGCCGCAGCCTTTTTGGCTCGGTGCCTGTGGCGACGGCTCGCGTAGTCTTTCCGCCAGCGTTGCAAGGGCTTAACGCAGAACAGATAAAAGCTGTGATAAAACGTGCGCCGCTTGGGAGGTGCGACCGGAAAATCGCCCGGTTGCGGTACGTTGACCAGCTATGCCAAGTTGATATTGCAGCGCGTGTGCCGTATTGTCGGACATCAATCGGCAATAGGCTGAAAATTATTGACAAAATACTGAATGCGTGATATTATAATTTTAATTGGGCGCGTTTTCTTGTGAAGCGCGTTGAAGCGGCAGGCTTTCGGGTCTGCCGCTTTTCTTTTTGCACAATTTGTGGTATAATAGCACCAACAAATCCGTCCGGCCTCTCGCAGAAGCACAAGAGGGTGGATATTTGAAAGGCTATGGCCTTTGTAGAGAGCGGCATTGCCTGTGGGCAGTTCCGCTCTTGATTTTAGACTTCGCTGTTTTGGCAGCATAAAACCCCCGGTGTTCCGTTTGGAGCATCGGGGTTTTTTTTGCAAATAAAGCGGTAAAACTTTCTGTTTTAGCGTCATTTTATATAAATATACTTATATCTTTAAGCGCTCATGCGGATTTTTCCGTGTGGGCGCTTTTCTTTTTTTGTCCTTCGTTGTGCGTTCGTTGTCTCTCACGGCGGTTTAAAAAAGTACACTGGGCGCAAAGGGAGGGGGTGCCATGTGGCACAAGTTTAACCCAAACCCGCGCGGGAGCAGCGTCGGGGACTGCGTAGTGCGGGCGGTAGCTGCGGCCACCGGCCGGAGCTGGGAGCAGGCGTATATTGCGCTGGCGCTCACCGGCTACGCCCTCGGCGATATGCCCAGCGCCAACCGCACATGGGGCGCGTACCTTCAAAAGCGCGGGTTCAAGCGTCGCATGGTGGAGGAAGACTGCACCACCTGTTACACCGTGGCAGATTTTGCCCGGGAGTACCCGCGCGGCGTGTATGTACTGGGCTGCTCTGGCCACGTCCTGACCGTCATTGACGGCGCGTGGTGGGACAGCTGGGACAGCGGCGCAGAATGCCCGATTTACTACTGGTATAAGGAGGAGTAAACGATGCCTTACAATCCGTATGCGTATCAGATGCCGACATACTACGGTCAGCCAATGCCGGACAACCTCGCTCAACTCAGGCAGGGAACAGGCTATCAGTCACCCATGATGCAGCAGCCGACAGCCCAGACAGCACAGGCTACGCCCTCCATCATCTGGGTGCAGGGAGAAGAGGGCGCAAAAGCCTATATGGTCGCCGCAGGCAACAGCGTGTTGCTGATGGACAGCGAAAACAGCGCTTTTTACATCAAGAGCACCGACGCCAGCGGGATGCCGCTGCCTCTCCGCGTCTTTGACTACAAGGAACGCGCCACGGCGACAAAAATGCCCCCTCAGACGGCGCAGCAGCCCGGCGGGGAGTTTGTCACCCGAGCAGAGTTTGACGCTCTGGCAGCCCGCTGTGCGGCGCTCGAGAAGCAAGAGCCTGCAAAACCTGAAACGGAGGTCAAATAAGTATGGCAAACCCTCTTTTTAACGCACTGGGCGGCGGTATGCCCGCCATGCCAAACCCTATGGGTCAGTTCGGGCAGATGATGCAGCAGTTCCAGCAGTTCCGTGCAAACTTTCAAGGCGACCCGAAAGCAGAGGTGCAAAAGCTGCTGCAATCCGGCAAAATGTCACAAAACCAGCTGAACCAATTGCAGGCGATGGCGCAGCAGTTCCAGCAGTTTTTGCCTCACTAAGTCGTAACCGTGGCCACGGTTCAAGCATAAAAATCATTCAAAACACACGAAAGGAGTACAAAAATGTCTCTTTCTTCCGATTCTGCGGTTCTGACCATGCCTGTTCAGCCCGCAAACACCAACGGCGGCAACGGCTTTGGCTTTGGCAATGATGGCGCATGGTGGATCATCATCCTGTTCCTGTTCGCCTTCTGCGGCGGCTGGGGCGGCAACTGGGGCGGCAATGGCAACACCGATGCCGGTGTCGTGGACGGCTACGTCCTGACCTCCGATTTTGCCAACATCGAGCGCAAGATGGATGGTATCAACAACGGCATGTGTGATGGCTTCTACCAGCAGGCGCAGCTTGTCAACGGCGTGCAGCAGACCGTGAACAACGGCTTTATGTCCGCAGAGATCAGCCGCGCAAACCAGCAGGCGGCGTTCATGCAGCAGCTGTTTGCCATGCAGATGCAGCAGCAGGAGTGCTGCTGCGAGAACCGCTCTGCCATTCAGGGTGTCAACTACAATTTGGCCACCCAGTCCTGCGAGACCCGGAACACGGTGCAGAACACCACCCGGGACATCATCGACAACCAGAACCAGAACGCCCGCGCCATCCTTGACGCCCTGACCGCACAGCGCATCGAGGCAAAGGACGCAAAGATCGCTGAGCAGGGTCAGCAGCTGTTCGCAGCACAGCTTGCGGCATCTCAGGCAGCCCAGAACGAAACGCTCAAGGCCTACATGAGCGGTCAGCTGGCCTACTACAATCCGCGCCCCGTGCCCGCATTCCAGGTTCCTGCACCTTACCAGTACGGTAACTGCGGCACCGGTTGCGGCTGCGGCAGCTGCGCATAACCGAATCACGACAGCTTTTTGAGTGGTTGTTTCCAAAATGGAAATGCCCACATCAAAATGTTCAGCCCCTGAGCTGATTTTGCAAACCAGAGCGCCGGGGCAAAAGTCCCGGCGTTTTTCTATGAAAGGAGCATTTGAATGACCGTAACAGAGCTGAAACAGCAGTTTGTAGATTATCTGTACAGCATGGATAAGAACAAAATGAGCATGATGGAATTGAACTCCTATGTTTTCATTTTGAAAACCCTGCTTGATACGGAAAAAGCAGATCCATCCAATTCTTGGATGGATATCTTAAAAACCGTTTATGCGGTAAATGCACCTGTTTGTGCAGAAAAGGAGGTTTCGGATAATGGCTGAATTTAGCAACTCCAACACCGTCATCGTGGCAGCGGGTGAAAACCTTCCCCTGACCGAGACCGCAGTGAAAGCCCCTGCTTGTATCGTGCACCGTGAGGGAAGCGGCCTTGTGACCTTGCGCGGTCTGACCAGCGGGCAGTGCCGGGCCCGTTTCAAAGTAAGCTTTGGCGGCAATATCGCCATTCCCACCGGCGGCACCGTGGGGCCCGTTTCCGTGGCGCTGGCTGTCGGCGGTGAGGCACTCAATAGCGCGACCGCCATTGTCACCCCGGCGGCAGTCGAAAATTACTTCAACGTTTTCGTTGCTGCGTTCATCGAGGTGCCGCGCGGCTGCTGCTTGACCGTGGCGGTTAAAAACACCGGCACACAGGCGGTCAGCATTGCAAACAGCAACTTGATCGTTGAGCGGGTAGCATAAGAAAGGAGATAAAGTCATGCTGGATAAACTGAATCACGTGAAGGATGAGATGCTTGACGAGCTCATGGAGCTGACCGACAAAAAGAACCGGTCCCCTGGCGATGTTGAGATGATCGGCGAGATCGTGGATATCATTCTGGACATCCACCGCATCGAGGATTACTGCGAGGGCGGCGAGTACAGCCGTACAGGCGAGTGGGAAGCCGATATGCGTGGATCCTTCAGCCGCGACGCCGGAAACGGGTACAACCGTGGCAACAGCTACGCCAACCGGGGCCGTCACTATGTGCGCGGCCATTACTCCCGCTCTGACGGTCGCGAACGCATGATCGCCGACATCGAGGACATGATGCAGGACGCGACCGGCGCAGAGCGTGACGCACTCAAGCGAGCGGCAGACATCTTGCGCAACGCATAAGAAAGGGGGCGGCAGGCATGGACATTGACGAGATCAACGAGCATATCCGCAAGCTCAAGTGCGAGGAAACCAGTTGGCAGAGCGTCAACAAGCTTGCTGCCCTTTGCACTGTGCGAGATGAGCTAGAAGAAAAGCAGGCACCTGAAACGCAGACCCAGGCATTGCCGCCCACGGATTACCGGGCAGCGTACTCCACGGCAACGGAACCGCAAAGCGACTTTGTGGCGGCTGCCAGTGCCGTTCCTTTCGGTGGTCTGATGCAGGTGCTTGACGAGCACATGAAGGCAATAAAGCTGGTGTACCCGAAAGAGTATGAGCTAGTAATGCGAAAGATAAGCGACTTGTAAAAAGACATAAAATGTGCTATTTTTATATAAGCTTCAGCGTTTGGGCACGAGACGTATAGTCTAACAACAAGCCAACAAATCAATAATTATTTACATTAATACGTCAAATAAACTTGATTTGTAATCAGTGGGTTGCAGGTTCAACTCCTGTCACCAGCTCCAAAAATAAACGCACGAACGATAAAAATAAATCGTCCGTGCGTTTTTCTTTTTGCTTGAAACGCCTTAAAATATCCTGAATGAACGTGATAATCTAACAAACAGTCTAACAAATCAGTACTTCATCTTCTGCATTTCCTGCAACAAATAGGCTGGATCGTTGTGGGACACGTACTTGTTGGCCGTGGTGGAGAAATTTTTGTGCCCGAGGATGGCCTGCACGGCGGTCTTTTCCAGACCACACTCCACCATCTTGCTGCCGGCTGTATGGCGCAGCGTGTGTGGATGCACGCCCTCTATATGGCATTCCTGCATCAACGCCCGGAACTTTGTAGCCACGTTGCGCTTATCCAGCTTTGTGCCGGCCTTGGATGGAATCAGCCATTCATACCCGCTGTCAAGCATCCAAAAGGCAATGATCTTGTAAATGGGCTCAAGGATGGGGATGATGCGGTTCTTGCCCGCTTCTGTCTTTTCACCGCCCTGCATGTAGCGCTCTTTCAGGTGCACATCCTCGCAGCGCATGGAAAGCAGCTCGTCAATGCGCATGCCGGTATAAAGCAGCACCATTGCGATTTGCGCCGTCTGCCCAAACCTCGGGTCATTCTGTCGGCTGCTGATTTGCTCGATCTCTTGGGCGGTCAGTGTGCGCTCTGCTTTTCCTGTAGCCGCCGGGAGTTGCAGCAGCATGGCGTAATTTTTGTTTATGATGTCCTGCGCCATTGCCCACTCGCAGATCTGGCTGAAAAGTGTGCGCTGCTTTTCGCAGGAGCTTCGGGAAAGTCCCTTTTCCACCATTGCGTCGATGACCTGTTGATAATCTGCCGCTTTCAAGTCCCGCAATTGTCGGTCGTATAGCGGCGCAGCCTTTGCATAGGCCAGTTCGTACCCCTTTTGCATGTCCGTGCTGAGCTTGTCAAATTTGGGTTGCGCTTTCCATTGGGCATAGGCATCCGCAAAGGTGCACTTCAGACGCGCTGCGGGGGTGTTCTGGGCGTTGTAAGCGTCTAATGCTTGTACGGCTTCGCCTGCCGTTTCAAACGTGCCCAGAACGTCCCTTTGGGCTGTAAGCGCCACATACGGTCTTGCCCGCGCCCCGCTTAGTTTATACACGCTGCCGCTGCCCTTTGGGCGGCGGCGCTTTTTTCTTTGCTGCGGGGCGGCTTCCGGCTGCTTCTTCCCGCACCACGGACAAAAAGAAGCACCATCCGGGATCTCCTTCCGGCAACATGGTCTTACGCACTTCATAGCTTACTCCTTTTTTCGCCCGATGTAACCCTGCGCGCCTTTTTCCGAAGCTTCACGCCCGGCCTTGTAAGTTACCTTCAAATCGTCTATTGGCGGCTGTGGGTCGTCCGGGCAGGGGTCTAATCCCATGTTCTGGGCAAAATTGTATTGGTTGATGATGATTCCGCACACGCTGACCCGGTTGTTGAGTGGGCAGTGCAGGTTGGCGGCTACCTCGGAGATCACAGCGGGCGGGCTGCTGCCATGGTTGCCCTTCAGCACGAAAAGAAGCAGTCGTTTCGTCAGCGGTGGCAAGTTTACCACAAAGCGGCACAGCTCCGCGTCCAGCTCTGTGTCGGTCTTTCCGTCATCGGGTGTCGCGTACAGCTCCGGGTGGATCATCTCCATAAACACGGCGATGGGGGATGCCCCGCAGGCCGTACACCAATCCATGATCTCGTCGCTGTCCGGGCTGGTGCAGCCTTTTTCCCAGCTCTGCACTGTTCGCTCCCCTTTTTCGATGCGCCTTGCGATCTCCGCTTGACTCAGGCCAGCAGATACCCGTGCTTTTGCAAGCGCTTTTCCGATTTGGCTCGCCGTAAAATAACTCATACTTTCGCCCCCATAAAACCAGCGTGTTTTTAACAGAAAATGGCGCAGAAAAATTCTGCGCCATTCGACAAAAAATATCCGTGTTTTGTTTTCCAACGGCGCATGGTAAAATCTGGATTATAAATCGTAGACGTGCACAAAAGAAAGGGGAAAACAAAATGGATTTTGAGCAAAGAAGCGGTAAAGAAGTTGAAACGACCATCATCGACGGAATGCCTGCCAGCATCCTGACCGGCACCGACCGCACCCCTGCACCCTGGGAGGAATGAGTTATGAAAAATCTGTCACACTTTCGCACCCATGCCCGTGCCCTGCTGGCCTGCTATTTGGATATGACCCCGGAGCAGCAGCGCCTTGCTCGCGCTTACATTCAAGATAAGGCCCTGCCGGAGGTGCAAGCCCTGCGTAACGCAGCCGGTACGCCCGGCGGGGCGCTGGCTGCTGATCTGTTGCAAAATTTGCAACAGCCTTGCAACCGCGAATAGCAACGTGCATTTTTTGCACATTGCTCGTGCAAAACGCGCGTTTTCCGCGAATAAGCTGAAATGTCAGCGTAAATCCACATTTTTCAGCGTATTTTTCCGCTGAAAGAAGGGAACGAATAGGGATTGACGACAACAACCAGCGGTTTTATAATATGGTTGTAAACAGGTTTACAGGCCAAGCAACTGAGACTTCTTTGCGTTGTACTCCGCTTCCGTGATGGCGCCCATATCCAGTAGCTGCTTAAACTTCAAAAGCTCATCAGCGGCGCTGGGGGCAGCCGGAGTGGCAGCCTGCGGCTTCTCCTGGCTGACTTTGCAGCTCTTGAGAAACGCAGTCATTCCGCCGGGATAAACCGTTGTCGGCAAGCTGCTTTCGCCCAGTGGAAGCGCAAAGTGGATAGACACGCTCTCTTTACTGCGGCCCTTGCGGGTCTCTGTTTTAGCGGTGGCAGCGCCCACGATCGCACCCACAGGCCCGGCAACGGCTGCACCAATCACGGCACGGCCAATACCACCCTTTGTCTCTGTCACCGTCAGATCGTCAGGCACGTCAGATTCATAACCGGCGACTTCATCAAAGCTGTAGATCATGCGAGGGCCTTTATCACCACTGCGGTGTCCAATGCAAAACATCCGGTTGGGTTTGTCAATCGACACAAAGAGTGCGTCACCATCATAAATGGAATCGGTTTCTTCGAACGCCTTCCGACGCTGTTCCAGTGTAGCCCAGTAGTCCGCAAGGGCAGCTGTCGGTTGCTTTGCTGCCCGGATGCCCAATTTTGAAAAGAAAAAGTTGCTGCAGCTGGCGCAAATCAAGCCGTCAACGCTTTTCTCACGGTTCAGCAGACCCAGCTTGCCGCCGCAGACCGGACAGGTATTTGCCATGATTACACCTCATCTTTTGATTTTATAAAATTCTGCATTTTGTCAAAACGTAAAACCACACAACCCATCATTGAATTTGTAATTCGTTCATCCGAAAAAGAATCTTTCCACTTTTGAATAGAGTTTGCTTTTCCCTTTTGAGTTTTCAAAGTCAGGAGTTTTTCCAGCTGCTTGATATAAGAATTTTCGACAACAACCTCAAAAAGGTCAACGAGAGAAAATTTCATCATGTTATAAAGCTCAGTAGGGCTAAAATCAAATTTGAACCCCATCCTCTCATACTTCTTGAGCTCATCGAGCGTATCAAGAATCATATCATATCTTGAAAATAGAATATCGATATCTGAAGTTCTCTCTATCACTAGAAAAGAGTCCAAAACCTTCCGTATCCGTTCCGGTATTGTTTCTTCCGGGAAATCCACAAATTCCTCCCCGGTGTCAGGGTCGATTAAAACAACGGGCTCTGGTGATTTGCTCCACTTAGCGTTCGGGCGCACAAAATGCAACGACTCTTGGACTTCGGGATCATCTTTTTTCTTGAAGACCGCATTGATAACCCGCGTGATATTTTTTCGAAATCCAACATTCCATATCACGGGAACCACCTCACACATATTAAATTTTACATCACATAGGAGGCATCAGAATGAACACCACAGACCGACAAGGCTACATTGACGCAATTATCAAACTGCTGGAAAAGGCAGACCTGCGCAAGCTGCGCCTGGTCTGGGTTTACGCCAGCAGGCTGATTAAATAAATCAAGGTATCAAAAGAAGGGGAACCCTTACGG